CTCCCCTATGTGGCCCAGTAACTATTATAGCACAGGAGGGGCATGAAATGAAGGGCTACGCGGCAAGCAAGGATACATCGTCGGACTGGACAGCGAAGATGCGAGACTGGCTGACCGAGATGCACAAGATTCTGAAGCCTGGCGGGCGTCTGGCTCTAAACATCCCCTTGGATACGACGAAGGGGGGGTTCCGCCCCACATATGCCCAGGCCGTGCAGATCGCCGTCGGAGTGGGGTTTACCTACCGAGCCACCATCGTCTGGAACGAGGGCAATGTCAACAAGTCCACGGCTCGCGGGTCAGTTGACTCCGCGGGCTGTCCCCACATCATCGCGCCTGTCGAGATGGTTGCCCTGTTCAGCAAGGGCGACTGGCGGCGCGATCCGCCCAACGGCGGCGACCTGGATCACCAGGACTGGCTCGACTGGACAAACGGTCTGTGGACGTTCGGGGGTGAAAGCCAGTCGTGGGAGGGCCACCCGGCCGCCTTCCCGGAGGAACTGCCGCGCAGGCTCGTCAAGCTCCTAAGTTTCCCCGGCGACACGGTGCTCGACCCATTTAACGGTTCCGGGACCACAACCCTAGTGGCATACCGACTCAGCAGGAAGGCGGTCGGGTTCGATGCTTCCGCTGAGTACGTGGAGTCGGCCCGGCGTCGGATGATACTGTCGGAGTAGACACCTTGCCCTGGGCGCGATTTGATGATGACCTGCTCACCAACGACAAGTACGTCGGTGTGAGCGCCGAGGCAAAGCTGCTCTGGCATACGAGCATCATCTACTGCGCTAAGAACCTGACGGATGGGCTTGTCAGATCGCCGGTCGTACTCGCTCTGGGCCGGATGGCAGGCATAGCCGATGTGCCTACCATCAAGGCGGAACTGGTCGAGGCGCGACTTTGGGAAGATGCGGAGGGGGGCATCACCGTTCACGACTACCTGGAGTACAACCCGACTCGTGAGCAGGTCCTCAAGGACCGACGGGCCAACGCCGAGGATCAGGCCCTCTGGCGCGAGCGGCACCAGCGCAGCAAGTCAGGCACCTTCGCACCGCTGGATAAGGCACCTAGTAAGGCGCTTACTAGCGACGGGGTAAGCCCGTACCCGGTCCCGGTCCCGGTCCCGGATCCCGTACCCGGATCCCGGATCCCGGATCCCGAAATAGAGACGGCGGGCGCTGACGCGCCCGGCGCTGACGCGCCGCTCAAGCGAGGCAAACAGCCGGTTGGAATCGTCAAGAAGAAGCGAGCGGCGCCTGCGAACGCACTCCACTTTGAGGCCATCTGCGAGGCGAGCCATCTCGAGCTGTCCAACTTGACGGACGCGATGCGCGGTCCTGCCAACAAGGCGACCGCTGACACGTTCAACCACGGATATACCCTAGAAGATATCCGCGTCTGTGCGCTCGAGCTCGAGAAGCGTGACATCCTGGTTACGCCGCCTAGCATCGCCAAGTGGATCAGCAGGTACAACGCCCGGTCGTCGGGCAACGGTCGAGCTCCGCCAGCGGAACCCACGGCTGAGGAGATAGCCGAGGAGCGCCGCCGCGTGGCCGACGACGAGGACTGGCGCAGGCTAGAGCGCCAACAGCGAGTTGAGCTTGGCCTGCCAGGCAATCCCGCCGAGTGGACCGCCTACCACGAGGCCAAGAGGAGGGGCGAGGCATGGCACCGCGCCTAAGAACACCAATGCGATCGGACGCTTTCGGTTGGCCGGTCTCGGAGGATGATGGACTCAGCCACGACTGGGCAGCCATCACGGCTGCCGAGGAGGTCATCGTCGCTGAGTTGCGAGCCGCTGGATGGAGTGACAGACGCGCCATCTACCAGGAGGCCGCCCGGCGGGTGAAACTCGGAGACTACGTGGTGCAAGCCAGCAAAGCGCAGCAACTTCAGGTGGCGCGATGACCGGCCGCGTGTGGCACTTCGGGGAGCACTCGGCGTGGGTCGTCGACGTGGGCGGCACGCCCTGGCTCGTGCGATTCCCGAAGAAGGGCGAGCAGGACCGCCGGATCGTGCGCCACATCCTGCACGTCACGCCATCGTGGGATCCCGAGCCCGAGGGGGTGGCCCGTCTCGTGCGGCACCTAGCGGGCTGCTAGGGAGCTGGAAGGCCGACGGCGACGGAGCTGCGGAACCTGTGCGGCGACGTCGTGGCGATGGCTCAGCGACTTCGGACAGGTGAGCAGGCATACGCGACGGACCCGTACTTCGGAGGGATGAAGCCGCTTGGCTGGTGGCGGGAGTCGTGCGAGTTGGAGCGCATCGCGGCGGGCGAGAGGTGACTGGTGTCATGCTCGATGAGCACGAGGCTCTGACTGACCCGATCTGCGCCGATTGCGAGCACCTCCTATTTTCCTCGGACGGCCTCTGCGAGGACTGTCGGAGGGAATGGCCGCGCATCTGCCGGCGGGGCTACCTGATCGGCTATGAGGACGTTGTCCCCGTGCGGGAGGCGGCCCTGGCGGGCGAGAGTGGTCCTGGGCTTCGCCCGCGGACCACAGGAGGAGCGGCGGGGTGATAGTCACCTGTACGAAATGCGGTCAGGTCCGGCACCTGAAGAAGCGTCTCCAGGTAGTCAAGCACCCATCGCCTTGCTGTGCTGCGCTATCACGCAGGGCCACGATGGCCGAGAAGATGCTCTGGCGAGCCGCGTTCATCGCCGAGTGTGAACGGCTCGCGGTGTCTGACTCGGAGCCGGTCAGCAACGCTTTTCGCGTCCTGGCGGGCGGGAGAGGAGCGGCGGGTGGGTGACAGGACGCGGCTACGCTGGGTGCGTGTGGTGGACCGGGTCTGCCACTGGCTACTGCGGCCGTGGCTCTGGTATGGCCGCTGGCAGTCGGAGCGGGTCATCGACTGGTATCTCGGGCACGTCGTCGCCGAATGTCTGTATTGGGAGGAGATGGCCAGCCGGGAGGCGCCGGCGTGAGAACCGTCGCCGAGCTGGAGTGCGAGGTGGTGTGATGGCGACTGAAATCAAGAGTTTGGAGGCGGTGCTCGGGGAGATGCCCGGAGTGCTGGGCAGGGCTGCCTGCCAGATGATGATGTTCTTCAACCTGAGTGGGCGCCGTCACCTGACGGCGGCGGACGTGGACGCAGTGGACCTGATCTACTGCGATGTCGAGGCAGCCTGCGACGCGATGCGGCGAGCACTCGTGGCCCGGCAGACGGCCAGGACAGCACGGTATCACCGCCTACATGATGGTGTAGTGCGACAACGTGACTCTCTTGGTCGCTTTGCACCGAAGGAGGTGATGCCCAATGTCTGAGAAGCGACTATCTGCTGGATCGCTCTTCTCGGGCATTTGACCGGGGGCATTGATCTGGCACTTGAGCGGGCTGGCTTCGAGGTCCGCTGGCAGGTCGAGAACGATCCGGACTGCAACCGAGTGCTGGCGCACCACTGGCCGAGCGTGCGGCGGTACGGCGACGTGCGGGAGGTAGATGTTGGAGAACTCGAGCCAGTTGACCTTATCGTTGCCGGGTGGCCATGTCAAGGCAACTCCCTGGCTGGACAGCGTGGTGGAATGGCTGACCCACGCAGCGGACTCTTCTCCGAGATCGTCAGAATCGCTCGTGCTCTCACTCCCCATTGGCTTCTCCTGGAGAATGTTCCTGGCCTCCGGTCGGTCCACAAGGGGCGGGACATGGGCACCGTCCTCCGGGCGCTGGGAGAACTCGGGTTTTGGTGGGCCTACCGTAGCCTGGACGCTCAATACTTCCACCTGGCCCAGAGACGGGAGCGCGTGTTCTTTGTCTGTGATTCTCGAGACCCAGGTGGTCCCGTCAAGGTACTTTTTGAGCCCGAGAGCTGCGCGGGGAATCCTCCGCCGAGCCGAGAGGCGGGGGAAAGAGCTGCCTACGCCCTTGCGGCAAGCGCTAGAGGCACTGGCGACGGCCACGGCAACGCCTGGAACAGCAACTATGTCCCCTTGATGGCGGCTGGTTGCGTCGGGAGCAACGGGGCAGGTATTGGGCAGCCTGGCGACCCTGCGATGGCGCTGGACACTACCGGTGCGCAAGTTGTCGCCTACCAGTGCCAGGGCACGAACGTCGGGGAGATGGGCACCTTGCGAGCGGGTAACGGGCACGTCACCGGCGGGGTGCCGTTCGTCTTCGACGAGCGCAACGTGACGAGCAAGGCGAACCGCTCCATCGTCCGTCTGGACGGTCCTTCGCCGACGCTGCACGAGGCGGGGTCAATGACCCTCGCCCACACGCTTCGCGCCGAGGGTGCCGACGCTTCGGAGGATGGCACGGGGCGAGGGGTGCCGATAGTCGCCTTCGACTGGCAGACTGGTGCGCCGAAAGAGGGCAAGGGGCGGGTCTACGGCGTCAGGAAAGGTGAGTACGCCGGGGCGTTGGGAACTAGCAAGCAGGATGCCATCAGCCAGGGCATGGCGATCAGGCGGCTCATGCCCGTCGAGTGTCTGAGACTCCAGGGACTACCGGATGACTGGCTGGACCTCGACCCGCCACTGAGCGACAGTGTGAAATACCGACTCATAGGGAACAGCGTGGCCCGGCGGGTTGTCGAGTGGATTGCCAGGCGATTGCTGGCGATGGAGGCCGAGTGATGACGACCGTGATCGCTCGTGGCTGGATGCGATCGCCAAGCGGTCTCTGGCACTACGGGCAGTTGCGTGAGAGCGTCAAGGGGTTGCACACGCTCTGCGGGATCAGAGCCGAGCCGGTGGACTGGTGGACTGAAATCTTCGACCCCCGGGAAGAACCGCCAGCGAGCAACCGGGTCTGCCTACGGTGCCGGCTGGCGAGGGAGGGCTAGGTGAAGCGTGGTGCTCACTTCTCTGTGGACGCCAATCATGAGGCTATCGTGCGTGCCCTGCGGCAGGTGGGGTGCAGCGTGACTAGCCTGGCTGCCGTGGGGCATGGGCTTCCCGATTTGCTCGTCGGCTATAGGCAGGGTAACTATCTGCTCGAGGTGAAGTCGTCCGGCGGGACGTTGACCGATGACGAGCGGTGCTGGCAACAGTTCTGGCGTGGGCATGTAGCCGTAGTGCGGTCCATCGTAGAGGCGCTCGCCGCTGTCGGCGTGGAGATGATGCCGTGATCCAGACGTCCTACTTCCGCAGGCCGGGGTTGCCCATTGATCGCTGCGTGGCCATCTCGCTCGGCGTGCCGCGTGGTTGGAAGGGGCGGCGGTACCGGGCCCTGGCACCGACGAGAGAACTGCTGACAGAGTGGAAGAAGGGCTACTTGACGTGGGACCTGTACATCCGGTTTTACCGTGAGCAGGTGCTCGACGAACTGGACCCGATGGAGGTTGCGACCGACCTCAACAGGCTAATCATGTGCTGCTGGGAAAAACACTGGCAGGAATGCCATCGCTCGCTCGTTGCGTTCTGGCTCCAGGAGGCGACTGGCGAGAAGGTGCCGGAGTGGGAACCGGGGCCCTCTTACAGGTTGGTGCAGCCCTACGGTGATGCTCGTCCTCTCCCGCCCGGTGAGTTGGAGGACAGGCTGGATCGGCTCCGGCCGCATACTACGGTGGAGGAGGGCGGCAGTGAGGTGAGAGGATGAGGCGCTTCTTGTGGCCGCTGCCCTGGCTGATTGCTGGATTCGTCCTCGCGGAAGTCTTGCGCCAGCTACTCGCGGCGGCGGGTCTGAGGTGAGATGATGCGCTCGGATGTGGCCCTAGATCGCGTGCTGGATCGGACAGAAGGCGGCTGGCCTGTCTTCGAGTGTGTGAAGTGTAGCAAGCCACTCAGGCGGGCGACGGTGGTAGTTACCAAGCGGATCGCCTTCGATTAGGCGGCGGCGGCCTACCGGGAGACTGCCGAGTCGGGGCACATCCGGGTCTACTGTGGCCTGTGCGCGGCCTACCAGAACGAGGCCCTTGACCGACGAGTCGCCAGGGAACTGCTGGCGTACAAGGGCCTGGCGTGAGCCTAGCGGCGCTGGGGGTGGAATGATGCGGGATCTCGACGCGATCAGGAAGGGGTTCCGGGTGCCTGACGACGCGGACGCGCTGATCGGAGAGGTCGAGAGGTTGCGGGCGGCACTGGAGATTGCCCGCCACAACCTGGTCACGCTGAATGGACTCGAAATCGTGGACATGGCTGCGTATGGTCGGGCTCGAGAGATGGGTGCCGACGCAAACGGCGCCTGGGATGTGTTGTGCGACTCTGGCTGGACGATTGATGAATCAGAAACCATCGCCGCGATTGATGTGGTTCTACCGGCGGCGAGGGAGAAGGCGCTAGGAGGCGACAATGGTTGAGAGGGAGTGGCGGCGGGACTGGCGGGATCTGAAACATGGTCTAGACGATGATCTGGACTTGGTCGAGCGTGTGCCTGCTTTCGTGTTGGTGAGAATGCTGGTTGCTGCCGATGTCGCACTGAAAGCGGCCGAGGTCGAGCGGGGCCAACTTCGCCTCGATCTGGCGGAGGCGCTGCTGCACCTCGACGAGTGCCACCAGCGGCGGAAGGCCGAGGGCGAGCAACTGCGCCAGGAACTCCACAACACGCAGGCAAGGATGAAGGAAGCCCAGGAGGAGGTCGAGCAACTTCGCCTCAAGTTGTCCGACGCCGAGCAGCAGGCCAGCAACGCGATCACCTGGCAGCAGGCGATGGTGCGGGCGGAGGGCGAGAACAGGCTGCTACGGGCGGCACTGGGCGACGACGATGGATGTGGTGGCGATTGGCTGAAGGGACGGGCCGAGAAGGTGTTGGGCAAGGAGGTCCCATCGTGAGCAGCGATCGCCTAGCGTTCCTCGACCGGGAGGCGGCTTTCTGGGCGAGGTGCCCTAGGTGACCCACCGCCAAGAATGGAATCTCACCAGCCTCTCGATTGCGGTTGGCCCTACATGATACTGCCTCGCAAGCGCAGCTTTGTTTGTGCTTCCGTTCTTGAATCTGGCTCTGATTTCTCGCACCAGGTCGGGGGTCAGATGGGCGTTATAAGTATTCATGCGCCTGGCTCCAGTGATCTTGTGTCGCCCTTTGGCCCAGCAATCCCGGTTGTTATCAGGGACCGTTCCGGCGAAGAGGTGGTCAGGCCGCACGCACGGTGGGTTGTCGCAGTGATGGCAGGAGAGCATTCCAGGTCCGAGCGGACCATAGGTAAGTTCATAACTCACCCGATGAGCAGGGGTTGTCGGGCCTCTAGGGTCTATTCGGACATCACCGTAGCCTTGGATGCTACGGCCGCCTTTCCAGAGCCAACAGTCTCCTGTCTTGTCAACCTGACTCCAGAACCAGTCTGCGAAAGGTATATCAGGGCGGCGGCCGTTGTGTCTGGCCATGAATCTCTGTACCGGGTACTTTCGCCGGACAGCAAACGACTCTCCACAGCCGCAGGCACAGATGCGTATTTCTCCAGTCAATGGTCGACCACGGCCCTTATTGGCGGGTACGCCACCCCGCATGTTGTGGCCGGAGATGAAGCGTCGTCTCTTCCGGGCACAGGCTGTGATGGGGAGTGGGTGGCCGCAACCGCAGGCGCAGAGGGGCATGGTAGAATCGGGGAGCATGGCGAACCTCCATTCGCTGTGCCACGCCCCCGGCTGTTACTAGCAGCGCGGGGGTTTCGTGCTGCCCGGATTATAGCACAAAGGTTCTGGCAGCATCAAACTCTAATTCGAGCGGAGGTAAAGGCATGAACGGGGGCAATGCGGCAGATCGTTTGGCCTTTTTGGACCGTGAGGCACAGTTTTGGGTGGCTGCCCTTGCGCTCGACGAGCAGGGCGCCCTCGCCTGTCGGGCCAAGTTGGACCAACTCGACGCCGAGAGGGTCGAGATCGTCCGGCACCAGGACGCCGTCCGCCACATCCTGCCGCAGAGGGCAAGGCTGGCAGAGCGGCTGGGAGTGTGACGTGGTATCCCTGACGGTCTGGTCGCGGGAAGGCCGCTCCTGGGTGATCGAGGCCCCCACCTACGGTCAGGCTTTCGACCTGGCGACCGAGGCCGGCGCTGTCCGTGCGGTCGACGGGACCGGCTGGATAGAGCGCTGGCTGTGGGGCGAGTGGGTCGGCGTCTGCCGGCAGTCTAGGTCGACAGAGCGGCGGGGAGTGAGATGATCTTCGAGGCACTCTGGGCATCGGCGCAACGTGGTGAACTGATTTTGGTGGAGGGGGGCTACTGTAGATATAGGGTCAGGCGAGACGGGCAGTTGACCATCTGCGAGATCATCGTACTGCCAGCCTACCAGCATCGGGGAGTTGGGCGGACTATCATTGCCGGATTGGGCGAGGTGGCTCGAAAGCGGAACTGCACAAGTATCTTGGCGAAGTGTCCGGCTGATCTGGCCGCCAACGGATTCTATGAGCATCTCGGATTCAGCCAGGAAGCAATTGAGCACACCCGGACTGGTCGCGCGATCAATGTCTGGAGGCTGGCGTGCTGACACTGGTCTACTGCGCCGGGGGGAACAAGCGGTTCACAGAGATAGCGATGGCCGCTGGTTTCCGTTCGGGCGTGCGCCTGCCTGATACGGTCTACTTTCCGCCCTGGTTCTGTGACCAGGACTGGCACGCGCCAAATCGAGCGGTCTACATGGCAGGACTGGCGAAGCATCGCCCGAGGATGGCCACGGTGCTTGACTGGGAGCTCGAGGAGCAATTGCCCGAGGTGCTGGACTGGGCCGAGGAAGCGGCGTCCTACTGCGAGCGGGTCGTGCTGATTCCCAAGGTCATGGGCGAGATCAGTCACCTGCCTCGGCGCATCGGTGGCGCAGACGTGGTGCTCGGGTACTCGGTACCGACCCGCTATGGCGGCACGTCTCTGCCGATCTGGGAGTGGGCTGGTTGGCCGATCCACCTGCTCGGCGGCTCGCCGCAGAGACAGCAACAGACCTACCTTCACCTGCGACCCATCACGGAGGTCGTGTCCGCTGACGGCAACATGGCGCAGAAGTTGGCGGTAGGCCACTGTCAGTTCTGGGTGGACGGCACCGCCCACGGGGCTAACAACCGCTGGTGGCCGACGTTGGCGGAGGCAGACGGCGAACGGTGGCCGAGTGATGGACCATACGAAGCCTTCCGCCGCAGTTGCGTCAACATCAAGGCGGCCTGGGAGCGGCTGGGAGCGGCCACGCACTGAGGAGGCGACTGGGATGCAATCGGCGACGCAATCCTGCCTATCCGACCCACTCTTTCTCAGCCGTCGCGAGTGTGAGGTGTTGCGTCTCGTCGCCCAGGGCTATAGCAACAAGATGATCGGGCGCGAACTCCACATCACTAACCAGACGGTCAAGAACCATCTGTGGTCAGCCTTCCGGAAGCTCCGAGTAGATGACCGCACGGGCGCAGTCATCGTCGCCATCCGGTGCGGGGAGATCGAGATTCCGGGTATCGAGCGCGTTAGGTAGAACTGATGGCCCATATCATCGCCGGCCTGCTTGCCCGATACTGAGGGCGTAAGGGCCAGCGCGTCTGGTCTATCGCCGTTTGCTCTATCGCCGTTTGCTCTGCGTTGGCTACGTGGCCAGCGTTGGCTCATTTCGGGAGGCAGAGTGCGGACGATCTTCGCCAGTGCACCGCCGCCCTTGCATCCCGGCGAGAGCATCCTCGGCTCTGCCAATATCGAAGACCTGATGACGCAGTGGGTGATCGAGGAGGGTGGGGATGTGCCAGCGTTGCCGGACGGAGTTGTGCAGGTAGCCGAGGGGCCTATGCAGGTAGCGACTGCCCGCCGCCACGCTCCCCGAGCCCGCACCCGACGCCGGCACGACGGGCGCCTGCGCAAAGCCTGCCCTGAGCGAAGCCGAAGGGTGAGGTGCTGATGGCGAGGGGTCACCCACACGATGACCAGACGAAGGCCGAAGTCATGGCGGCCCTTCTCGCCGGTCAGTCTGTCAGCGAAGTGGCCCGCCAATTCCGCCTCAGCCGTAATACCGTCAAGTCCTGGCGGGCTGCGTTGGGCATCGGTTCACCCAAGGTTGACCAGCAAAAAGCGGAAGAGTTTGGAGACTTGATTGGTCGCTACCTCCGGGAAAACCTCACTACGCTGGCGGTTCAAGCCGAGCAGTTCCGCGACACGGCCTGGCTCAAGGCACAAGCAGCCAGTGAAGTCGCTGTGCTGCACGGCGTCCTTACAGACAAAGCCATTCGGCTTCTCGAAGCTCTCCAGTCCGGCAACGAAGACGCGCCAACCGGCGACGCCGGCGGCACTGGCGATCCTACTCAGTGAGGGGCGCTGGATGATGGCCCAGCATCTGGACGCATTGTCCGACGCTCTGTTGGGCACCGTGCGCCAGGGCGGACGGCTGATGGTCGAGATGCCACCGCGCCACGGCAAGAGCGAGCTCGTCTCCCACTGGCTGCCGGTCTGGTTCCTCGAACGCTGGCCGAGAAAGCGTGTCATCCTGTCTTCCTACGAGGCCGACTTCGCCGCGTCCTGGGGACGCAAGGTCCGCAATTCAATCACCGAGAACGCCGAGCGCCTGTCTGTTCGGGTTTCAGATGACAGTGCAGCGGCCTTCCGGTGGGATACTACGGTCGGGGGCGGGATGGTGACTGCTGGGGTGGGCGGTCCGATCACCGGCCGCGGTGCCGATCTGCTCATTGTGGATGACCCGGTCAAGAATGCCGAGGAGGCTGACTCGCCTACTTTCCGTGAGCGTGTGTGGGAATGGTGGCGCACCACGGCGTACACCCGGCTCGAGCCCGGCGGCGCAGCGGTCCTGGTCATGACGCGCTGGCATCAGGACGATCTTGCCGGCCGCCTGCTGGCAGAGATGCGACAGGGGGGCGAGCGGTGGGAGGTACTGAGCCTGCCGGCCCTTGCTGAGGGGGCCGATCCACTTGGCCGAGGTCTGGATGAACCTCTCTGGCGCGAGAGGTACGACGCAGCGGCCTTGGCTCGCATTCGGCAGGTGATAGGTTCGCGGGCCTGGGCAAGTCTGTATCAGCAGCAGCCGCTACCCGCCGAGGGCAACCTGTTCAAGCGCCAGTGGTTCCCGATCGTGGACGCCGCACCCGCCGACTGCAAACGTGTGCGCTACTGGGACTTCGCCGCTACTGAGGCGAGGCCCGGTTCTGATCCCGACTGGACGGCAGGCGTGCTACTCGGCGTCAAGGACGGCATCTACTATGTCCAGGACGTGCGCCACCTCCGGGCATCGCCCCTCGGCGTCGAGTCGCTGGTCAAGCAGACGGCGGACCTGGATACCCGAGCCGTGCCCATCTGGATCGAGCAGGAGCCGGGCAGTTCCGGCGTCAACACCATCGACCACTACACTAGGCAGGTGCTCACCGGCTGGAACGTCCGGGGCGATCGCGTGACCGGCAACAAGCTAGAGCGGATGGGGCCACTTGCCGCGCAGGCCGAGGCGGGCAACGTCCGGCTACTCCGCGCCGCCTGGAACGGGGCGTTTCTGGACGAGGCCGAGTCTATCCCGCAGGGCCACGACGACATGCTCGACGCTACGGCGGGGGCGCTTCAGAAACTCTCGCGCCAGGGGGTGGGGTTTGGCTAGATCGCTAGACATCTACCGTCCGTCCCGCTGGCAGCGCCTCAAGCGGGCACTCCAGTTCTACCGTGCCGGTGATCCCCGCTGGGACACCAAGCGATCGCCGTTCATCTGGCCCGACTTCCGCACCGGACAGCCGCTCTGGCAGGTCTGCGACTACCAGAGTTACGTCGAGGAGGGGTACAACCTCAACGCCGTCATCTACTCGGCCATTCAGTACAAGGCCCGGGCAGTGCTCGGCGCTCCCCTCCGCGCCTATGCCGGCGACCCCGATCAGCCCGAGGTGCTGCCGCCCGATCACGAACTCACCAAACTACTCACCCGCCCAAATACCTACCAGACGGGCGGCGAGTTCATGATGGTCAATACGATTTACTTCAACATCGCCGGCGAGACGTTCGTCCACATGGACCGCCCGGCGAGGGGTGGCCTGCCCACGGCGATGCGCCCGCTCCGGCCCGATCGCGTCAAGATCATCCCGGATGGCAATGGCGGACTTAGGGGCTATCTCTACCTGCCTGAGAATCGCTCCTGGCTGGACGGCGTGCCGCTACTCCCCCAGGACGTGATGCACGTAAAACTGCCGAACCCGCTGGACCCGCTGGAAGGGATGGGCCACGGGCTCAGCCCGATCTCGCCCCTCGCCCAGTCGGCCGACGTCGACAATCAGGTGACCCGCTACCTCAAGACGTTCTTCGAGCGTGGCACCATGACCAACATCATCCTCAAGTTCAACGTGCCAATGGACGATGTCGAGATCGCCCGTGTGCGGGAGCGGTGGGGGAAGCAGTATGGCGGGGTCGAGTCCTGGACGAAGCCGGGCGTGCTCGACGACTCGGGCGACGTGAAGCAGCTCGGCCTGACCTTCGACCAGATGGGATTCGGCCCGATTGACGAGCGGAATGAATCCCGCCAGTTGGCACCGTTCGGCGTGCCGCCGATCCTGGTAGGGACGCGCTATGGGTTGGCTAGGTCTACCGACACCAACTACAAGAACGCCCGGGCACACTTCTGGGAAGACACCTTCCTGCCGGAGCTCCAACTCTACGAGCCGAACTTCGACTACTACCTGACCGGCGAGGATGTCAGTCTGATCGTGCGTTTCGACACGTCCCAGGTGCCGGCCCTCCAGAAGGACATCGCCCAGCAGATCGACGGCGCCTACAAACTCTGGCAGATGGGCACGCCCGCGAACACGGCGGTCAAGGTGGTCGGCCTCCAGGTGCCAGCGATCCCCGGCGGTGACACCGGCTACCTCCCGCTTAACCTCGTGCCGGTGGGTTCGGCACCTGCCTTGCCGGCCGCTCAGACTACCACGCCGGCGACTCAGGCCGAGGAGCCAGCGCAGGACGAGGGCACAGAGGGCGAGGTCGGGGCCGAGGGCGACACGCGCAAGAGCATCATCCGTCCCTTTCGGACCCGCCCGCAAGTCGGGCCTGTCAGAGGAGGCCAAGCAACGTCTCTGGCAGGGCGTGGACAAGACGGCGACGAGCTGGGAGGCGAAGTTCAGACAGGCGGCTGAGACTGCCTTCGAGGCTGACAGGCGGGCGGTGCTCGCTCTCGTCTCGGAGGCCCGGGGCAAGGCGCTGGAGCGCAAGGCGTCGATAAACTGGTTGACGGTGGTACAGGACGTGACGGCCTACCTACAGGGGCAGAGCAAGGAGACCTGGCGGCAGACCTTCGTGCCGCTAATCCAAGGCGTCATCACGGACCAAGCCGTCCAGTGGGGCACGAACCTGGGGCTAGCCTTCGACGTCGAGAACTTGCTCGCCTCTCAGTGGTTCGAGGACTATACCCTCAAGTTCGCGGACCCGATCAGCCAGACGACCTCGGATGGCGTGTCCGAGGTGCTACAGCAGGGAATGCGCGAGGGCTGGTCGCACGACAGGATGAGCCAGCGGCTGGGCCAGATGTTCCAGCAGTGGGCGACGGGGAATCTCTCGGCTGAGGACTTCTCCTGGCTGGAGGCGAGGGCACCGCAGAACAGGCGGGACATCATCGCGCGCAGCGAGAGTATGCACGCGAGCAACGCGGGGTCATTTGAGCTGTTCCGAGACTACGGCGCTCAGAAGAAGGAATGGCTCGCTACTCAAGATTCGAGGGTACGGGAGGCGCACCTGTCGGCTAACGGCCAAGTGGTCCCAATGGATCAGCCGTTCCAGGTCGGAGGTTTTCATCTTATGTATCCTGGCGACAGCAGTCTGGGCGCACCACTCAGTCAGACTATCCAATGCCGTTGCGTAGTTCTCCCGGTTCTGGAGGAACAACCGTGACAGACTCTACCCCTCGCCTGCCCTTTGGCCGGGTGGTCTACCAGAATCTGCTGCTGCGCGTGGTCGAGGCTGACGACGGCTTCCACCTCTACGCCAGCGGGCATGTCCGGCTGTCTCGTGAAGAGGCGGGCAAGTTGGCGGAGCGTCTTGTGGGCAAGCGGGGGAAGAGGCCGGGGCCGAGCGAGGTCAAGGAGTGAGCGACCTAGGCGAGTCCATCCGAAGCATGATGTCGAACCTGCCGTCGAGCGAGGGCGGTGGGTTCCTCACGTCGCAGTGGATGGGCGATTACCTGATAGCCCTGGATCGATACGAGCAGGGCCTCGCTCCGAAGCCGGAACTGCCACAGGAGATGCGGCGGACGCGCTGAAAGCGCATCAGGATGCGTGTCGCCGGTTGGCTGTATGGGTTGGGCCACGGACTCTCTGACTGGTTGGACGATGCACTGGCCGACCGGGGTCCGAGTTGGTTGGCAGAGACCGACTGGCATGCCTATGTCGCCGGCTGGGTCAGCAGACCGCTATTCTGGCTGGGCTGGTGGATCGATGTTCAGTACTGACCTGGTGCTGAAGTGTGAGTGCTGTGGTCTGCCGTTCGCCAGGCTGGTCAACGGGTGTATAGTGGTCGAGAGCCGGCACCACGGCGAGAAGCATCAGAACGCGATCGCGGTGGACGAGTTGGTGAAGTTGCGCCAAGGAGGTGCGCCCGATGGCTGTGGTGTTCAGGCGGAAGCGGCTCTCAACAAGTCAGGCTGACTGGGAGTTGACCTTGCTGCGCCAGATCATCGCCGACATGCAGGAGTGGCGACTCGCACGGGACGTCGGATATGAGGCGGCCGAACGGGATAGGTATGACCGGATGATGGCGGGTTTGGCCGAATATCGGGCGATCCTAGCCCACATGTACAACCGATGATGTGCCAGGAGGTGCGCCCGAATGAGCAAGCGACCGTTCGTGCTCCCTGAGTTGACGCCTGAGCAGATCGCCGAGTTGAAGCAGCGGTGGGAGGCCATGTACAGGGGACTTCCTGAGACTGAGGTCCGACTGATCGCCACTATCAGGACTGCGAATGTGCCGAGTGCCAGGCTGCTAGAATCAAAGAGGCCGAAGTAGAACGGCTCGTCAGGAGAGCGGAGACGAACCTGAAGTGACCTAGCGCCCTAGCTGCGTCAAGTACGCCCGGTTTGTGGGCCTGAGTGCCCCCGAGCCGGGCTTTCGTTTGTCTCGGAGGTCGGGGGATGCCCTGGACGGTGGACGGAAGGAGCGCATGAGCATGGAGCACAAGAGCTTCCCGGCGATAGTCACCAAAGTGGAGGCCGACCAGGGCATCGTCGAGCAGATCGTCGCGGTCTTCGGCAATCTCGACGAGGGCAAGGACATCATCCATGCTGGCGCGTTCACCAAGAGCCTGGCCGAGCGCGGTCAGAAAATCCGTGTGCTGGACCAGCACAACACCGACTCTATCATGCGCGTCATCGGCAAGCCCCTCGGCGTCAAGGAAATCGGTCGGTCAGACCTTCCGGCTGAGTTGGTTCGGAAGTTTCCCGATGCGACTGGCGGACTCTGGACGCGGACGCAGTATCTGATGGACACCCCGGAGGGCAAGGGTGCCTTCCTCCGCATTAAGGCCGGTGCCGTGGACGAGGCGAGCATCGGCTATGACGCCCTCGACATGGACTACTCCAAGGTGATGAAGAACGGCCAGCAGGTGACAGCCAGGAATCTTCGCACCTGCCGGCTCTGGGAGTACAGCCCCGTCATCTGGGGCCTGAACCAGGCGACCACGACGATCAGCGTCAAGGCCAACGGCGATGCCCTCGCCGTCAAGGGCGTGATCCCCTTCAAGGCCACCGAGAAAGCACCTGAGGGCGAGCCGTGGTCGCGGCCAGCCCTTCAGGACTTCGCTGATAAGGGATGGGGCGATCTCACCGACGCCGAGAAGCGGGCGATCGCGGCGCACTACGCCTGGTCCGACAACATGCCGCCTGAGACGTTCGGCGATCTGAAACTCCCGCACCACCGGCCCTCGGATGGCGCCGTCGTCTGGATGGGCGTCGCCAACTGCATGGCCCGGATGAACCAGACGCAGGGCATCGACATGCCAGCCGTCCGCAACCATCTCCTCGGACACTACGACCAGTTCGACAAGCCGCACCCGGGCGAGTCGAGCGCCCAACCCGTCCAGGCATTCAAGGCCGCCGACTTCGGCACGACACTGGCTCAACAACTCACCCGGCAGGGGCTCTGGGAAGCCCGCTGGAAAATCGAATCGGCTTTTGACGAGTGCGTCGAGTCCATCTTGTCTGACGACATTCTCGATGGCGCGGGCAAGCTCACCATGCTGGGCGAGTCCTGCGCCCAATACGCCCAGGCCCTCGGCGACTGGGCGGCCCGGGTCATTGCCGTGTCCGGCAAGGCTGCCGGAGAGCCCTCGGAGGTCAAGGCGGGACGGCGGCTGTCCGCCGCCTCGACCGCGAAGATCCGGGCAGCCCTCGCTGCCCTGAGCGATCTACTTGGCGAGCCAGCGTCATACGACTCTGAGCCACCCGCCAAGGATGAAGAGAAGTCCACCGTAGAGACTGAGACTGCCGCACCTGGGCCGGATGACACCCAGGTCGCGGACGACCCCCCCTCGGCGAAGGCCGGGCCGGGCACGGAACCACCCACCGCTGGCCAGGCGGTCGGGACGGACGTCGCGCCACCTACCTCCAACGAGCAAGAGCCTCTGGACCCCATCATCCGCCTCGACCGCGACATGGCCGAGGTCAAGACATTACTCGGTTGGAGGTAATCACCATGCCGGCAACGGCAGTCACCCCGCAGACGTGGCGGGACTATCTCGGTCAGAGCCAGAACATCTTCGAGGAGATGAAGCGGATCCTGACCGACCCGGAGTCCAGCATCGAGGATCGAGCCCGCGTGCCTGCCATGCTCCACGATGCCCAGGACTACAAGGCCCGCGGCATTCAGCTCAAGGAGATCTTCGACGCGGCACTCGGTCCGGACGCCATCAAAGAGATCGAGCGGAAGCAGGGCGCCCCCCTGACCCCGTCCAACTTCAAGCGGTGGGGGGAGTTCCTGTTCGAAGCGTGGAGGGCCGGGAGCCCGAACTACAAGGGAGCCCCCGATTCGCGCCTCGTCTACTTCAAGGAAAACGAGGAGCGGGTCGGGGCGGCTGAGACCAAGGACATGTCCGGGGCCTCGGGCGGGGCTGGTGGCTTCCTGATTCCCGCTGAGTTCCAGGCCCAACTCCAGGCAGCGGTTGCCGACCGGAGCATCGTCCGCCAGCGGGCGACTGTCATCCCGATGCGCCGGCGCCAGATCGACATTCCTGTGGTCGACCAGACCGGCACGACTGCCGGGCAGCCTCACTGGTTCGGCGGGATGCGCTTCTACTGGGCCGAGGAGGCGGGGGCCAAGACTGAGAGCGACGCGGCCTTCAAGCAGGCTAGCCTGGTGGCACACAAGCTCATCGGTTATACCCGCGTGTCCGACGAGCTCGTGGACGACTCGGCCATCAGCCTTGAGGCGTTCTTCTCCGGACCCTTCGGCTTCGCCGGGGGGGTTGCCTGGATGGAAGACTACGCCTTCATGAGAGGCACCGGCGCGGGCCAGCCCCTCGGCGTGATCGACGCTGGCTGCACGATCGCCGTCCCCCGGGCCGTGGTCAATGCGGTTGACTTCACCGACCTGGCCCACATGCTGGAGCACGCGCTCCCCGGCGGGCGGTTCGTCTGGGTGATCTCGCAGAGCCTGCTCTCCGAGTTCATCCAGATGTCTGGACCTGCCGGCAACGCTTCCTACGTCTGGATTCCAAACGCTCGGGATGGCGTGCCGGGCACGCTGTTCGGATACCCGGTCATCTGGTCTGAGAAGCCACCGGTGATCGGCTCGCGGGGCGACGTCGGCCTGTACGACTTCTCCTACTACGTCATCGGCGACCGGCAGGCGACGACCGTCGAGTCCACCAAGTACGACCGCTGGTCCTACGATCAGACGAGTTGGCGCGTCGTCCATCGGGTGGACGGCCAGCCGTGGCTCTCGGCTTGGCTGACCCTCCAGGACGGCACGACCACCGTCTCGCCGTTCGTAGTTCTCGGCGCGGGCTCGGGCAGCTAGGCGTTCGGCTCGGAGAAAGTAAGGGCGGGGCGACCCGCCCAGGAGGCAAGCAACGTGACCCAGACTGTCGCGGAGTACTTCTACGAGGGGAATCGGCTGGACTTCATCCCGCCGGCGTCTCGCACGTCGGCGGTGGCGAACACCGGGTGGCTGTCCATGCGAGACGTCCACAAGGCCGTGGCCATCTACAACGGCGGAGCGCTCGCGGCCAACTCAGTGGTTGACATGCAGATTCTCCAGGCCACCGACGGCCTCGGCGCGGGCAACAAGGTCATCACGGGCAAGCAGATCGCCAGCCTCGGGAATGCTGACGACAACGTGGCCTGCGTGATCGAGTTGGACGCGTCGGAACTCGACGTCGACGGCGGGTTCGACTGGATCAACCTGGAACTCAGTTGCGGCGGCGCGGCTGCCTGCCTGACTTCGGCGGTGCTCATTCGCTACCAGCCGAGGTTCAAGCCGGTCGATTCGTCCAACCTCGAGGAGGCGGTCACCTAGCGCTAGCGCAAGTCGGGCGGGGGCGACTCCGCCCGACAACGAGAGGAGGTGCGAGCCATCTACGTCCAACTTCTCCAACCGAAACAGTTGGACACTCGGGTCTACCGCCCGGGCGACTGGGTAGAGGTCGGCAAGCAGAGCGCTCTCAAGTGGATAGCCGAGGGCTCAGCTCGGGCGGTCGGCCCGATGAAGGTCGAGCTGGATCCGAAGAGTGGCATTCTCGTCCGTGGTGCCGTGAGCGATGCCAGGGTGAAACTGGACCACATTTCCTATCGAGGGAGTCTGGAGTCGATCCTCATGGGAGGTCTGATCTGGCTGCCGTGGGCGCGGACGTTGATCTGGCAGTCGGACATCAGACTCAGGATAGAGTTCATCGCCGCTGGGTTCGGATTGTTGGAACGCTGGGAGATCGCCGTGCCGCTGTTATCGGCACAAGGGCTGGCGTCGGAGATCGGGAGTGAGTCTGAGCGGGCGATCACGGCCGACGTGGTACACGATCTGCGGGTGCCGGTCTACCAGCCTGGCGTGCTGTTCGTGCGGAAGAGTGAGGCCACGCAGGAACTCCTGACCGTCTGGCAGGCGGAGCAGATGAAGGGCAAGGATGACCGGCTGTCGTTCCTGCGAGCGGTCTATCAGGTCAAACCGCTGATCCTGGCGCTGCCGGCAACGTGGATCGAGTGAGGGGCCAACAGGAGGGATGATGGCACTTTGGGTGTCGGAGCGGGAGACGGGGATGGAGCATCTACAGGTGCCAAGTCCCTACAGTGACCCGCCTTGGGTACCGATCAGAACCTTGGTCTACCACTATGACCGTCCTCAGCGGGGTCATGGCTGGCTCGCTCTCTACCAGATAGACGGTGAGATAGAGTCTGAGGTCCGGCGGGCGATGTTGCCTCTCTGGCGCGTCCGCCGGGAGGAAGCCTACGACTACTGCTGGTATGCCCGCTCGACGCCGGCGCTGCCGTTCATCTGCCTCCGATTCTGGCTCGAAGATCGGGCCGTCTGGTGGGTAGTCGTGGAGATCCTCTGCCGCCGACTGCACTGGATCAGGCGACCGCCGATGGGCCTCGTCTTCGAGTGGCGCCGGGATTTCCGGCCGCTGGCGTGGATTCTGAGAGCACTTGGAAGGACTGCCGAGGGCACGGCAGGATGGGTGAGACAGGAGGGTGATGGTGACCTGCTCAGCGGTTGAGTATGGATCGGCAGAGTACAACAAGTTCGAGAGGGAGCGTAAGAGACAGGAAGTAGCGTACCTAAACCGAATGAGGAAACTCATCAAGAGTCTGCCACAAATGCACTGGGATGGATCGGACATGGGCGGTTTCTCTGTTGACCAACCGGGCGCACCAACTGATTTCACGGTCCTTCTTGGTGAATGGGTCGGGAGTGACCGCACCAGTTTCAACGCCCAGACTCTTGGAATGTTCGTACAACGTGAGGATTGTACCCCACCGAACGGAGCCTTGGATGGATTGATCCTCACCATCGCACAACATCGCATGCGTCTCATCGGTTGTCACGGAACGGACCCTTGGAGAGTCTGGTTCATCGCGGAGCGTATCAAGGACTGATGGAAAGGGGTGCCGTCGTGGTGGCCTACGGGGACAGGGCAAGGCGCGAGGCCGAGGGCTGCCTTCGCTCGCTCGGGAAGAGCAACCCCGGACTGGCGCTGGCCGTCGTCTCCGACCGCCCGCTCAAGGGTCACATGCTGATCCAGGCTCCTGACCTCGACGTCGGCGCGCGGCTGGCGAAGCTGAGCCTCGCCACGCTCTCGCCATTCGAGGCGACCTGCTACCTGGACGCCGATACCAGGGTGCACGGCAGCCTGGAGGCGGGGTTCGCTATCCTGGAGGATGGCTGGGATCTGGTTATCACGCCAAGCAAGAATCAGGGCAACGACCTGCTGGGCAACTGTCAACTAGAGGATCGAGAGGCGACCTACAGGGCGCTGCACTGTCATTATCCCCTCGGGCTCCAGGCGGGCGTGATGTGGTTTCGGCGGTGCGACGCCACGGCTCGCCTGTTCGCCCTCTGGCGTGAGGAGTGGCTCAAGTTCCGATCTCAGGACCAGGGGGCGCTGTTACGGGCGCTCGCGCGTGCGCCTGTGCGCGTGTGGCTGTTGGGGCGGACGTTCAACGGCGGCAAGGGTGACATCGTCGAACACAGGTTCGGCGCAGCGAGGAGGGCGGCAGCGTGAATCCACAGTGGCGCTCCCTGCTTGGCACGCCGTTCGAGGTGCGTGACTACCCTGATCGCGCTGCCTACCTCCGCCATCAGGCGTCCGAGGCCGACTGGGAGCGGGACGCCGCAACTCTTGCCGAGCGGGGAGCCATCTACCAGGCGGAACTGAAAGACGAACTCGCCGGCCTGATCCCGCCTCGCAGCTCTGTGCTCTGCCTGGGCGCTCGAGAGGGAGCTGAGGTCCGGGCCTTTCTGGAGCACGGATGTTTCGCGATCGGGATAGACCTGGCGCCGCCGCCGGGGAGCGATCTGGTGCTCACGGGCGACTTCCACGCCCTGGCTTGGCCTGGCGCGACCGTCGACGTCATCTTCACCAACGCCTTCGACCACACCATCGATCCGGAGCGGTTGCTGCACGAGATCTGCCGACTGCTCAAGCCGCGAGGGCGCTTCATCGCGCACGTCGTCGCCGGCACCGACGAGGGTTTCGAGTTCGGGCAAATGGAGTGCCTGCGCTGGCGACGAGTGCGGGACGTCGTAGCCTACGTCGCGCGTTTCCCCCTCGAGTTGGACGGACGCCGACGGATGCCTAAGCCCTGGCCCGGCGAGTTCATTCGCTGGCGGAGGGCAGCGTGAACCCACACATCGCCAAGCGAGCTCGCGACCTGACAGCCCTCGCCGCAAGAGTGAGCGGAGTCGAGGGTGCCTTCGTCGAGTGCGGCGTACAAAACGGATTCTCCGCGGCCATCATCGCCAAGGCCCTCGGATCACGCTATGGTTGCCGGCACGTCTGGCTGTTCGATAGCTTTGAGGGGTTGCCCAGGCCCTTTCCAGTGGACGGCGAGAGAGCGCTGATCTCATATTTGAAGAACGGGCCCCGGTGGTGTAAGGGTTCGGCGGACACCGTGCATGAGACCTTCCAGCAACTTTGTTGGTCTGAGGATTGCCTGCACATCGTCCCTGGGTGGTTCCACGAGACGGTGGAGACTGTCGATCCAGGGCCAATCGCCTTCCTCCACCTCGATGCGGACTTCTACGAGGCGACGCTGCTCTGCCTGCGGCACTTCTGGGACCAGGTGGTGCCCGGCGGGATCGTGAGGATCGACGACTACTACTACTGGCCCGGCTGTAGGAAGGCGACGGACGAGTTCCTGGCGAGTCGGGGGCTGGACCCGGCGGCCCTCGCCCCGGCGGGACTGGACTACTGGTACACGGTGAAGGCGGCATAGGATGACGCGCGTTCACATCGTCGCGGCGGGGACCGAGCCCACTCAGAACCGCATCATCACGCGCTTGGCGCGGCTGCTCGCCGATGGTGCTGGCTGGACTATCGCCGCTCGGGTCGATACAGGAGCACGAGTCAACGTGTTCCTGCCGTACCTCAACAGGTTGAACGCCAGATGTGAGACGCGCTGTGTTGCCTGGTTCACTCACCGCGACGAGAGCCTGCCTGAGAAGGTGAAGGTGTGGAACAGGGTGGCTGCGGGCGTCACCCTGCGCGCGACCAGCGCCCGGATCTACCTCGATGAGCTCTCACAACATGGCCCGACCACACTGATCACACCGCCACTCGACCGCGAGAAGTTCCGGCCGGGAGAGCGGGTTCGACGGGGCCGGCCTGTCGTCGGCACATCTGGCTTCGTGTATCCCTGGGGGCGCAAGGGCGAGAAACTGCTCGGGCAACTGGCTGAAAACGGGTTCGGTGATCGACTGGACTGGCGGGCGGCTGGCGAGGGTTGGCCTGTCCCGACGCAGTTGTATCACTGGCACCGGCTCGAGGAGTTCTACCAGTCGCTCGATCTCTACGTCTGCACCAGCCTGATCGAGGGCGTCGGGTATGGTCCGCTCGAGGCCCTGGCGTGTGGCATCCCCATCGTCGTGCCCTCGCGGGTCGGCGTGTTCGACGACCTCCAGGAGCAGCCGGGTGTGAGACACTACCGGGCAGGCAATCTGATTGATCTGGAACGCGCCCTCGCCCTCTGCCTGGAGGACCGGGCGGACCCAGAGGGGTTACGCGATCTGACCGCCGGCTACACAACGGACGCATGGGTCGGCGGCTGGCAGCAGGCTATTGACGAGATGATGGGCAGGGAGGCTGCGCCAACTGCCCTGGAGCGTCCGGCCATTTCGGCGGTGGTCGGGACGTCCTCGGTGCCCGACCCGGGCCCGTTTCCTTCCTGGCGGGCCCGGGCGGGCCAATTGGTCGTTACCAGACCACAGGCCCGCATTCACATCGTCCTGCCTGAGTTCGAGCACGCAACCGCGATTCTGCCCCGGAAAGCCAGGGCACTACAGGCGGCGACGGGCTGGTCACTCTCGCAGGAGCCAGACGAGCACGCCCTGGTCAACTACTTCCTGCCCTACATGGCGCACCAGCCTTGCGGGACGCTGACGGCCGCCTACTTCACCCACCGCGAGGACGCGATGGGCTGGCCTGAGAAAGCTGAACGCTGGGATTACGTTGCCAGCCGGCTCGAGTTGCGGCTCACCAGCTCGCAGCACAACCTGCCATACCTGGACCAGTTTGGCCCGACCCGGATCGTCCGCCCTCCGCTGGATCGGCAGAAGTTCTGTCTGCCGAAGATGAGGGCGAGCCACGCCCGACCAGTGGTCGGTACCAGCGGGTTCGTCAGTCCCTGGGGGCGCAAGGGCGACGCTCTGTTGGGGCAACTCGTGGAGACGCCAACGGGCGAGACCTGCGAGTGGCGTGCATCGGGCATCGGTTGGCCGATGCCGACGGTAGATTACCCGTGGCACGAGATGGAGAAGTTCTATCAGGGACTCGACCTCTACGTCGCCACGTCGCTGATCGAGGGCACGGGTTATGGGCCGCTCGAAGCCCTCGCCTGCGGGCTGCCGGTGGTCGTCCCGCACGGAGTAGGCGTGTGGGATGACCTGGGAGATATGCCGGGCATCACCCGCTACGAGAAGGGCGACCTGGTAAGTCTGGAGGCGGCCCTCGCCGCGGCGCTGGACACTCGGAGCGAGGCTGAGCAGTTGCGGGCGCTGACGGAGCCCTACTCAGTGGAAGCCTGGGCGGAGGGACACAAGATGGCGATGGACGAGTTGCTGGAGGGGATGCACGCGCCCGCCCAGGATGACCTCCCCGATTGGCGCGGCCACTCCGGCCTCTACGTCGTGGCCTTCGGGGAGAGCGCCCGCAAGGTTGCGAAGCGGTGCATCGGCTCATTCAAGAAGCAGATGCCCGGCGTGCCCGTGCTACTCTGCTCGGACCGCCCACTCGGGCCGGAGGATACTCTGGTCGTCGAGAAGGATTCGGACATCGGGGCGCGCTCGCCGAAGGTCAGGATCTATGATCTCACCCCGCCGGAGTGGCGCTACGTCCTCTACCTCGACGCCGATACAGACGTGCTACAGCCTCTCGCCTCGCTCTTCCAGTGGCTGCAGGACGGTTGGGAACTGTGTATCTGCTCGAACCCCGGCCGCTTCGCCGTGGCCCAGCAGATGGGGCGGGCTGACAACACCGGGGAGTGCGAGCAGACGTTCGCACTCTGGGGCACCGACCAGATGCTGCAACTCGGCGGCGGTGTCTTCGCGTTCCGGCGCACGCCCGCCACTGAGCGACTCTTCCACGACTGGGCAACCGAGTGGGACAGGTACGGCAAGCGCGACCAGGGAGCGCTGCTCAGGGCCATCTGGCACCAGCCGGTCAAGATGCTGCTGCTCTTGCCGAGGACGTGGAACTGCGTCTGCCAGGCCGACGAGAAGAGGCCGGGCCAGTGGAAGTATCCCTACGACGACCCGTCGGGCGCGGCCATCATGCACTACCCGATGACGGCACGCAGGTGGAGCGGCATCATCCCGCAACGGTCGGACAGCCCAGAGGCATGGGTCAAGGTGCGCGAGTGGGAGCGGGCGCACGGACAGGGGGTGCGAGCGTGAGGCAGATCTGGTGTCCTGGTTGTGGCTCGTTCGAGTCGCTGATTGAGGAGCCGATGCACAAGGATGACCTGAACCCTTACCCGTGGGGCGACCTGCTTTGTGCAACCTGTCGGCTCGTCATCGCCTCGGTCCGCGAGATTCCCGATGTCCGCAGTGAGCGGAAGGCAGACGAGGTGAGCGCCAATGCCTAGCAAGATCACGCTGACAGTTCGGGCGCGGCGCACGCTGGTGAGCAGGCTGATCTGGCCGCTGATCCAGTTCTATCTCTTGGTGATGGTTCGGTTGGGGCGACTCACACCCGACCAGGCACTCAAGACCGGCAAGCAACGCCTGATTGCGGGTATGCGCGCCAGGGTGGGGCACGGGGACTGGCGGAAGGTTGAGTCGGACTGATGGCCAAGCTTCTTCTCAATCTGGGCGCGGGAAGGCGCATCCTCGGGCCTCCGGGCAAGGAGTGGTGCGTCGTCAACCACGACCTGTTCGCTCATAACGAGATGATCAACTGCCTCTGGGACTTGGACATGCTGCCCTGGCCCTGGGGGGATGACTCTATCGACTCGATCTGCTCGTGGTCGGTCTTCGAGCACCTCAAGATCACGCCCCTACAGGCGTTCAACGAGTGCTGGCGGATTCTGAAACCGGGCGGCAGGCTGGAAGTCAAGATGCCGCTCTGGGACTCCGACGAGGGACACAACGACCTGACGCACCGCTGGTGGATCGGCCACCACGGCTGGAACGGCCTGGATCCCGACACGGAGCGAGGGCGCGACTACGCCTTCTACGGCACGAAACCCTGGCGGATCATCTCGCAGAACGAAGTGCCCGGCGGGTCGAGTCTCTACGGCAAGTTGGAGCCGCAGAAGTGAGTGAGATGCTGGCGATGGTGATGGCTGGCGGTAGCGGCACGCGCTGGGCGGGCATTCACCCGAAGTGCGTCGCGCCGATCCTGGGCGAGCCGGTCATCGCGAGGACACTCAGGCAACTCCACGAGCGAGACATTCCCGCCATCGTCGTCAGCCACAAGCCAGAAGTGCGGAGTCTTATCGACGGGACTGAGGTCTACGCCGACCGGCACCCATACATCATGGACTGCGCCTGGGCGCTCCGCGATCGCTGGCTCTGGCGCAACGTAGTTCTGTTCGGCGACGTCGCCTATACGGACGCCGCCCTCGACAAACTACTCAGAGCACCTGGACCGATGTGGTGGGTCGGTCGCCGGCCCGAGATGTTCGGGATGGCCTGGGAGGATCGGGCGGACACCCGACAGGCGATCTACGCCGTAGTCGAGGAGTCACCGCACTTCCCGGCGAAACTCAGAGGGCGAACTCTGAACGTCTACAGGCACTGGGTCTACCAGGGACTACGCGAGCCGTCTTGGACTCTGGTGAGTGAGCGGTTCACTCGGATTGCGGATGAGACGAGCGACATGGACACAGTCGAGGTCTGGCGGGGCGTCTCTCGCGCCTTCGAGCGGCGAGGGCGAGGATGACGAAACTTCTGGTCAACCTGGGCGCCGGCAACAAGCTGGTGCAGCCACCCGGCCCCGGCTGGGTCGCGATCCAGCACGACCGCTTCCAGCATCGGCCCGAGATCAATGCGGTCTGGGACTTGAACGTCCTGCCGTGGCCGTGGCCGCAGGGCAGCGTTAGCGCACTCATCGCGCACTCTGTCTTCGAGCATCTGGAACTGCCGCTGATCGAGGCGATGAATGAGTCCTGGCGGATCCTCAAGCCGTTCGGTCGACTCGACGTAAAACTGCCTCTTTGGAACCGGGCCAGGAGCTATGACGACCCGACGCATCAGTATGTGGTCGGGCCACACATCTTCGACAACTTCGATCCGACAACCGAGCGGGGGACAGCCTACGGGGTGCTGTACGGCATCCTGCCCTGGCGCATCGTCGAGGTGTCATCAGAGGCCGGACCAGCCTGCCTGCGCGGCATCTTGGAGGCGCTGAAGTGAAGGCTCTCAAGGTTGCCCTCATCACGCGCCCTGGCAGCATCCCCGGCGAGCGCAACGTCGGGGCCTGGGCGTATGCCGTGCCGGAGTTCACCTGGCGGCACTACGAGGTGCCGAAGGGCCATCACCTCAACCGGGTGCGGTTCACCGGCTTCGACCTGATCGTGTGGGAGGACGGGAAGTCGAGCATCACCTGGGAGGGCAAGGGGCCGCCCATCGCCTACGTTGTGGCCGACAGTACGTTGTCCGAGGAGCACTACCAGCAGCGCCTTCGGTTGGGCACTCAGGCCGACATCATCTTGGTGGACTGGGACCGGCTGGAGCGGTTCGAGCAGTTGGGCAAGCCGGTGCGGCGATTCTCTTACGCGGTAAATGATCGCCGCTTCAAGGACTGGGGAGAGGCGAAGACTATCGATGTCGCCTACCACCTTCATGAGAACACGCCTGAGCGTAAGGAGCTAGGTGACTGGCTCGCCGGATTCTGCCAGGAACGTAGTTATGCCTTCGCCCGGGGAACGCGGCTCGGGGACGAGTACGCGAGGGCGTTCAGCCGAGCGAGGGTGACGGTGGACCTGCCCCGCAACCCGTTCAACCGCGACCACCGGCTCTTCGACGCGATGGGCTGCCGGACGTGGGTGCTGACCCGCCCGGTGCCGGACGTGAGTGGAGAGCAGCGAGTCGTCGGCTACGACTATCAGGAGTGGGACAGTCTCGAAGTCCTGGCGACGAGGCTGGATAAGGTACTGAGTCTCGACCCTGACTGGGAGAGGGGCTTACGCGACTCCTGGGATGCAGCTCTGGAGTGCGTTCAGACTTACCATACCTGGAAAGTGCGTGCCCGCGAGTTGCGGGCGACGCTGGCGGAGTTGGGCATTGGCTGAGCGACTGATCGACCCCGCGAACAAGATACTGCGCTTCCCGGATGTGCTAGCGGCCATTCGGCGAGGTAAGCGCGTTTGGCCGCTCAACGTCGAGATGGACCTGACGAATCGCTGCAACGCCCGATGCCAGCACTGTGCCTTCGCCTACATGCGCGGCCAGGAAGTCCTGCCGACTACGCTCGCCGAGGACGTGCTGACTGAGATGAGGAACGGCGGCCTCCGGGCGGTCACGTTCACCGGGGGCGGCGAGCCAACCCTGCATCCCGATTTCGCTAGACTGGCCTTCCACGCCGCCGGGCTGGGCCTCAAGGTCGGGGTGTACACGAACGGCCTCCGACCCGACCCGCTGACCGAGACCCTGTATGCCCTCACCTGGGTCTACCTGAGCCTGGATGCAGCCGACCCTGACTCTTACCGCGAGGTCAAGCGGGTGGACAGCTTCTGGCAGGTGCTGGACACCGCCCGCTGGCTACTCACCTATCGCGAAGGTGACACGCCCAAGGTCGGCCTGGGCTTCCTGCTCAGCGGCACGAACTGGCGAGAGGCGACGGTGGGCGCCGATCTGGCAGGCAGCCTCGGTGTGGACTACTGCCAGTTCCGACCGATCGTCTCCGCTGACCCGGCGGCTGACTACTCGTGGATCCGGGAGGCGCTGCCGCTACTCGACGCGCTGGTGAGTCCGCGAGTCTACGTCAGTCGAGCCAGATTCGTGGAACTGCTGGAGGGCCAGGCGCGGGGCTACTCCCTCTGCCGGGCATCGGAGTTGGTGCCCTGCGTCGGGGCAGATGGCACGCTCTGGGTCTGCCCGAACATGAGAGGCAAGCGGAGTCTTGGCAGCCTCGCCGAGGAGTCCTTCGCCACCCTCTGGGCCAGGCGCGAGGCGCAGATGGTCGGGCGGGACTGCCGGGTGGCCTGTCGGGATCACGCGCTGAATGAGACTCTCGAGTACGTCTGTCAGGAGGGGCCACACGATGCTTTCGTCTGAGCACTGTCGGGACTGTAAATGGTGGGTCGGCAACGCCGAACCCATTGACCCGGATGATCGCAACCGCCGGCACGTCTGCGTCAGGTTTAGGTGGCGCTATGGGAGACCACTGATCGCTGGCGCCCGTGCACATGTAAGTGGTGCCATCGGGACGGAACCTGACTTCGGCTGCGTCCAGTGGGAGGCCAAGGGATGACTGAGCCACGCCCGCACCCTGAGGTGGTGAACGGCCAGCCCTCTGTGCTGATCGTGGGGTACGGCCACGTCGGGCGGCTGGTGGGCCGCTACTTCACGCAGGGCGACTACGTCGAGGCGGACAGGCGGCGGATGCGTGTGGGGGATGATTGCCTGTCAGAAGTCTCTATCTCGCACCACTGGCACGTTGACCACTATATGGCGGATGGTCAGGAGTATGATCTCGGCTTCATCTGCGTGCCGACGCCGGAGGGGGAGGATGGGCGCTGCGACACCAGCATCGTCCGCGAGGCCTTCGCTACCTGGGGCGGCGCTGCCCGCTACTGGTGCGTCCGTTCCACCGTCGAGCCCGGCACAACCGAGAGCCTGGGGCCAAACGTCTGCTTCAGTCCTGAGTTTTACGGTGAAACTATCGGCCATCCTTTCGCCAGCAACCAAGCCGAGATCTTCGCCGTGATCGGCGGCCCGCCAGAGGTCAGGCGAGCGTTCGTGGAAGCCTGGTCGCTCGTGACCAACAGCTACAGCAAGTTCTACCAGACGGACGCCAGGACGGCCGAGTTGACGAAGTTGATGGAGAACTGCTGGATAGCGACCAAGGTGTCCTTCGTCAACGAGTTCTACTCGCTGGCCGAGGCTGCCGGCGTGGACTGGCACGAACTCCGAGAGCTCTGGCTGGCCGACACCCGGGTCAGTCGCAGCCATACCTACGTCTACCCACGCAACCGCGGCTGGGCTGGCAAGTGCATCCCGAAGGACACGGCGAGCCTCGCGGCGTGGGCCAGGAGCATCGGCGAGCCGGCCTACCTGATCGAGGCGGTCCGCGAGGTCAACGCCCGGCTCAGAGGGCAGGGGGGCAAGGTCTGATGCTGGCAGTCGAGTGCGGGCTGACGCTCCGGGGCCTGCCCGGCGAATATATCGTTGCCTGGGTGGCGGCTCACTGCCCCTCAGTCTACATCGCGCTGGACGTTGCCCGTGAGCGAGTGCCGTCCAGCAGCCGCGAGGTCTATCAGCATGAGGCTGCGGTGCTCTACTACTTGACCTTCCGGCACGTCGGGCCGAGAGGCACGGGCAAGGAGATGTTGGAGATCGGGACCGCCCTCGGGTACAGCACGGTTCTGCTGGCGATCGGTGCCCCGAAGGCGCATCTCGTCACGCTCAACCCGAAGGGCAAGGAATACCCGTGGGCGAAGCGCAACCTCGCGGGCTTCCCGAATGTCGAGTTGCGGCTGGCATCGTCGGCTGAGTTCCTGGCGAAGTATGAAGGGCCGATGCTCGACCTGATCTTCGTGGACGGCTCCCACTTGCTAGAGGACGTGCGAGTGGACTGTGGCTGGTGGCGCTGGCTCAGGCCAGGCGGGTTGATGTTGTTCCACGACTGGAGCCCGGAGAGCAGCGCCCGACCGACACCGGGGACGTACCGGGCGATCAACGAGATGGCCGAGCAGTTGGGCCGGCCCTTCGACGTGTGCGTGGTAGATGACCAGCGGGTCGGGCTGGTCGGCTGGGTAAAGGAGGCAAGCGATGGCTGATCGGGTTGTAGGCTCGACTCACGGTTTACCGCAGGACATCAAGACGCGCCTGAAAGATATGGGCGACGGAACCCATGCCCAGGTGGTGGCTGCCACCAGACCTGCCGTTCCGAGCATCGCAGGCGACAACCACGCCCCTGCCGACAACACCTCCGCCGTAGTCACCTATGCATCAGGCGGTGGGCAGACGAAGCACTACCTGTACGACATCTTCTGGGGCTACGACTCCGACTTGACTGTTGTGGGCACGCTCAAGGTCGAGGATGTGTCCGGCACCACGGTCTTCGGCCCTCTCCCGATCACCAAGAGCGGGCCGGGCTTCTTGCACTTCGACCCGCCGATCGTGTCGAGCGCGGTCGCCACGGCCATGATCGTCACGCTCACCACGGGCGGGGCCGCGGTCCAGGGCGTGCTTTCGTGTAGACATGAAACGAAATAGGTTAGGTCACATGTTTCCAGGTCTGGCCGGACAGGATATCGCTGATCGCCCCTTGGGTGACAGGGAACAGGTCCGCTATCCGCATCTGGTTGAGCCCTTGCTCGTGCAGAAGACGGATGGCCCGAACGTCGCTCTCGGTGAGTTTCGCCATGCTGTGACCCTCGCCTCGTGGCACTCGCTCAGGGTGGCGATGATTGCCGTTTCTGTCTCCACTGGCAGGGTTGTTGCGACCCTTCTGAACGCAGTCAAGGCGATTGTCGAGGTCGGTGCCAAGGAACAGATGCTCAGGGCGGACGCAACGGCGATAGGAGATGTCCCAAACGGGATAGCTGGCATCGCACTTGTGGCAGACATTCATACCTGGAGGCACAGGGCCATAAGTGAGTTCCCAGGAGAGGACGTGGGCAGGCTTCCGAACACCACCCCAACGAATGCCCCCGTAGCCATTACTGCCTATCCCCCCAAGCCACATCCAGCACTCGCCAGTTCTGTCTACCTTGACCCAGAAGGATTCCGGCACCGGCACCTGTCGCTTGCTGGCGTTGTAGCAACCCCACCCGCAATAAACGACGCGGATTGCGACGCCATCATGTTTCGTCTGGTAGGGCCATCGCTGGAAAGACTGCCCGCAGATGGGGCAGGTAAAGAGCAGTTTGGACTTAGAACGGAGGCCCATATGACTCTCCAATCGACTGATCGCACCGATTATAGCATACTCTGTCGCCACGAGGTCAAATAGAGATGGGGCTCTCGGGACTGAGCGGGCTCTCGGGACTGAGCGGGATAGCGGGCGGTGCAATCCCACCCGTCGTCTACGACACCTTCACTCGCGCCAACAGCAACACGACTCTCGGCAACGCCGAGACTGGACAGGCGTGGGTTGCATACGCTGGCGTCTGGGGCATCAGCGGCAATCAGGCGTACACCGTGACCTCCGATGGTGACTGGCAGACGTTCGCAGGCATTGACTCAGGTCTATCGGACTGCCTGGTACAGGCTCGATTCCCGGACATCAAGGATTCCTGTCGCTTGCGGGTACGGGCGACGGACAACGCCAATCACATCCTGCTCCAGGTCGAAGGGGACGGCACGCGGTTGTATACCCGCATCGCGGGCACGTTCGCCAACATCGGTTTCATCGAGGACAAGCCCGTCGATGGCGACACCGTAGGGTTGCTGCTCAAGGGCGGCTCTGTCACCATCCAGATCAACGGCATCAACAAGGGCACGTTCGAAAGCACGTTCAATCAGACGGCCACCATCCACGGCATCGGCGGCGGTGACAGCGGAGCTAACGCGACACTGATAGACGATTTCAGGGTCCAGTGGCTGACTTCGCCGATGTGGGACTTCCGTGGGGTCAATCTGCACGGAATACATCGGGGCGATCTCGCGTCGGATGAGGTCTCTACGTGGTTGGACCTGATGCCGTCCTACGGGGTCAACTGGATCGCCATCAATACTCACTACTGGCAGACCAATAAGGACAGCACCACCATCTACGCCGATGCCACGCACTCGCCGCTGGACGCCGAGATCACGGCCAGTATTGCCGATTGCAAGGCGCGTGGCTTCAAGGTCATGCTCAAGCCGCTACTTGACCTGGCGACTCCCAATCCCACGTCGGACTGGCGCGGTCTTATCGGGACGAACTTTACCGAACAGAACTGGACTGACTGGTTTGCGTCGTACAGCGCCTACATTCTGAACTACGCGGCGCTCGCGCAGGCTGGCGGCGTGGATATGTTCTGCATCGGGACGGAACTCACCATACCGTCGTACCGAGAGGCACAGTGGCGAGTCCTGGTGGCTGCGATACGGCAGGTATACACGGGACCGCTGATCTTCGCTCATATGTTCGATTACTTCGCTGATTTCACCTGGTGGGACGCACTCGACTTCGTTGGGATAGACGCCTACAACCCCTTGTCGGATCACGATAGCCCGACGCTTGCGGAGATATGGTCATGGTGGCCCGCGCAATACGCCACTATCAAGGCGGCGGTTATCCCTACTGGGCGTCCATTGCTGCTGACTGAGTTCGGATACCCGAGCGCTGATCCAGCAGCGATCACGCCGTGGGTGGTTACCTTCCCGGAAGGTACGAACGTGAACACGACGCTCCAGGCCAACCTCTATCAGGCGCTACTCGATCAATTCGCGGTGGATAGTTTTGTCTATGGCGGATTCGTTTGGAGCATCAGCAAGGAAGCGATCTTCGGGGGCGACGATTACGCGCACTGTCCGTTCGGCAAAGCGGCTGGAACGCTGTTACAGGCTCGGTGGACGTAGATGCCGACGCCTGACGGCGCAGTCCTGGCGCTGGCAGGGATGAGCAAGGAGGTGACTGACTGATGGCGGACTACTGTACCCGGCAGGAAGTCAAAAATCAGCCTGACATTACCGGGGCGACTCACGACACCGTGATCGACGCCATGATCACCGCTGCCAGCCGTGCTTTCGACAACTACTGTCGCCGGCCCGATGGCTTCGTCGCCCTCGCCCTCGCCGCCGCCACCTATCGACTCTACGCAGGAAGCGGGACTGCGGTCCAGCGGATCGACGAGTGCACCGCCGTGACCGAGGTCAACGTCAAGGACAGCCCGACCGATAGCACGTACACCGCCTGGGTGCCGGGCGACTACATCGCGGCCTCTGGCGACCAGGAGTCGCCCGACTTCAACCACACACCGTACACGATGCTGCTAGCGGACCCGACCGGCGACTACTCATTCTTCACGAGCGGCCGCTTCGCCTTCCGCAAGGGGTTCCGCCCCGACCCGGACGTGCCCTATCGCGGGGTGCCGACAGTCCAGGTCAAGGGCCGCTGGGGGTACGCCGCGACCGTGCCCGATGCGATCAAGCAGGCGTGCATCATCCAGGTGTGTCGGTGGATGACTCGGGGCGGCTCGTCCTGGGCTGATAGCGTGGGGAGTGCCGAGACGGGCACGATGATGTTCCGACAGGAGCTCGATCCCGACATCAAGTTCATCCTGTCCAGCGGGCGCTACATCCGCCCGGCGGTGGGTTAGGAGACTGCCATGCCCTGGCGAGAGCAAGAGGATTCCGAGCCCGACCAGAGGAGGGCGAAGGTCTGCGTCGTCTGCCACAAGATCATCCTGCAGGCTGACGATCTCATTCGACGCGACGGCAAGACTTACTGCAGCAAGCACGACCCGAAAGGATAAGTGATGCCAGCCCCCTGGTCTGCCGAGTTGCACGGTCTGATCGAGGCCCAGCGAGAGGCGACCCGCATAGCAACGGAGCTGTCCGGAGCGCCCATCGTCCAGGCGACGAGGGATGCGACGCTACTCGTGACACGCACATCCCGCCAGTTTGCCAAGGTGGACACGGGCAGATGGCGAGCCTCAATTACGCCGGAGGTTCGGGTGATGGGTCAGCAGGTGGTCGGCGTGGTCGGCTCGAACCTGGCCTACGCGCCCTTCGCTCACGAGGACACGCGTCCACACTGGCCGCCGATCGCTGCGCTCGTCCCGTGGGCCAGGCGGCACCACGTCTCGGCCTACGTCATCGCAAGGGCGATCAGCCGCCGCGGCACGAAGGGTGACCAGGCCATCTACCGAGGGCTACAGGAGAACCTGACGAACATCGTCGCCCTCTACGAGCGGGCGGTGGGCAAGATCGTGAGGTCGTGACTTGGCGAACGTGACGCTGCTGGAAATCTGCGATGCCATCGAGGACGTGCTGGAACACGCCACCGGGCTGGTTCGCAGCCAGTCAACCGACGAGTTGCAAGACGCGCCGCAGGATCTGCCCTGCCTGCAAATCTGCCCGGCGAGCGGGAACACCGACGCGATGACCCAGAACAGCCGCTACACGTTCAAGTCGGTCAGGCGGATGGCGGAGATGATCGTCAATGCCGACGTCCTCTGCCGCCAGCGGTCGCACTTGGACCTCGACGTGCTCTCGGCGATCACGATGCAGGACACGGTGCAGCAACTCCTGGAGGGCCAAAAGACCAAGCCGTTCTTCGGGAACAGCAGCATTCAGGACTTCTGGTGGTCCTGGGCGCTGACTGAGTTCGTGAGAGGCGGCGGTGGCGGCGAGGTGCGGTACTACGGCGTCAGATTCGAGATCACGGTGCGAGTAGGGTGACTATCTACCGGACGCGGGTGGACCTGTCGGCGGGGCAGAGGACGATCCGGCGGGGCAGCATCATTCGGGAGTCAGACCTGTCGGGCAAGAGCAAGGCGGCCCTCATCGCCCGGGGAGTGCTCGTGCCAGTCGCGCCGCCACCGCTCACGGTCCTGCCCGGCTGGCGGCACCGGGGTAAGCGGCTCGGCGAGATCGGGATAACCGACGCCTGCCAGGCACTCGAGGCGGACGTCGACGAGATGGCCCGGCACTGTGGGGTGTCAGCCGGGCTGATAGGGAGGTGGCAGGCCGAACTGATCGACTGGCTCAGGCCGCCAGACGAGCGCCGCCGCTGATGCGGCAAGAAGATGGTCCGCGGGGCGGGCCGGTTAGCGAGAGGGGGAGCCTCAGATGACGCAAACCACTAGTCAAGTGAATGGCTGCGACACGACGGTTGAGTTGGACGATGAGAATGGCAACCTTCAGGACGTGACCGGATCGTCCAGCGGAGTGGATCAGGAGTTCATCCAGAACGTCGGGGACGGACTCAGGACGTTCGGGACCGACTTCAAGGTGCGTGCCGCCTGCGGACGGGATGGCACTGTGACCTGGCGAGCGGTCTACAGCCAGGCCGATAGCGAAGCCCTCTACATGCTCAACGACTGGTACTTCAACCATCCCAAGACGGTCCGCACCTTCCGGGTCAGCATCCCGGACAAACTGCCCGGCTCCGATCAGTACACCTTCGAGATGCTCCTGGCAAGTCTGCGAATCCCAGACGAGTCGGGGAACCCGGACCCGATCCTCGTCGAGGCGTCGCTGATACCGACGGGCATCTTCGGCTGGAGCGTCATCGCGTCGTAGTTCCGATGGCGGGGAGGGCAGCCGCCCTCTCCGTCCGGGACACATAGCAGGAGGGGAAAGAGGTATGCCAAGGAAGCCAAACCGACAAGTGGACTCGGCGAAAGTACAGGGCGAGGGGACTTACGTAGTCTTCCGCCGTCTCCTCTGGGGCGAGTTCCAGGAGTTGAGTCGCCGTCAGGAGGCCAAGGAGATCACGGGCGAGCAGTATTCGAGCGAACTGATTGCGCGCCAACTGGCGGACTGGAACTGGACCGATGAGTCAGGTGTCACGCTCCCCGTGCCGCAGACTGACCCGAGCGTGTTGGAGCGCCTTACCGATGAGGAGGTCGGCTGGCTGATCGATCAGGTCAACGGTGAGAGGCAGGCGGCGGCGGCGGCATCTAAAAGCGGCTAGCGCCCAACTGACGGCGGCACTCTTCACGGGCAAGGGTGCAGTGCCATCGGAGTGGACCGAGTTGCAACTCTGCCGCGATGTCTATCACTGCCCGCCTGATGTGCTCGATCGACAGGAACTGGGGCGAGTCCAGCGGCACCTAACGCTCCTGGCGGCAGAGGCGAGGGTCAGGCGATTCGAGTCAGGCGGCAAAGGCGGGAGTCTCGGGGGCAAGGGCAAGGCCGAGAGACGCAAGGCGGCCAAGCTGAAGGCGGAGGATCCGGGTGGCAAACAAGGTCGAAGTCAAGATCACGGCGACCAACGCGGCGTCGCCGGCACTCCAGAACCTCAGCCGTGATCTGGCCGCGGTAGGTACCAGGGCGAAGGTGACGAGCAACGAGTTTGCCCAGCTCGGCAACGGCGTCCAGACGGCGGCCGGACGGTTCAAGGGTGCCGTGTCCGGGCTACTTAACATCCGCAACGCCCTCGTCGCCCTGCCCTTCGCCGGCGTGGCCGTCGCCGCCCTCAAGATGGCCTCAGACGTCGTCGAGTCCGAGAACCTCTATACGGTCAGCCTTGGCCAGATGGCCGACGCCGGGCGGGAGTGGTCGGATTCCCTCCAGAAAAGCCTGGGACTCAACGCCGTCGAACTCAGGAAGAGCCTCGGCATCTGGCAGTCGATGTTCACGGCGATGGGCATGGGCACCAGGCAAGCCTACGCCATGAGCACCGGCCTTACCCAACTGACAAACGACCTGGCCTCCTTCTATAACTTCGCGCCGGAAGAGATGTTCCAGCGTCTCCAGTCGGCGATATCCGGAGAGATCGAGCCGATGCGGAGGCTCGGCGTCGACGTGTCCGACAACGCCGTCGATCAGTGGCGGCTCGCGGCCGGCATCAAGGACACCACCGCCGAGATGAGCAACCAGCAGAAGGTGCTCATCCGGTACGCTCTGCTGCTCGACCAGACCAAGAACGCCCAGGGCGACCTCGCCCGGACGGCAGACAGCACCGCCAACCAGTTCCGACGGATGCAGAGCGAGCTTGCCGTGCTCGGCCAGAACCTCGGGGCGCTCCTCCTGCCCATCGTCGGCAAGGCCCTCGCCTGGATCAACAATGAGGGCATCCCCGGACTGTCGAACTCCCTAGACCGTCTGAAGGCGAAGTGGGCCGAGATGTCCGAGGAGGGGCAGCGCCGGCTCGTCTACCTGGCGGCGCTGATGGTCGGGGGCGGGCCGCTTATCAAGGCGTTCGGCGTGGTGTTGGCCGGACTCGACCTACTCCGCAAGGGGTTCGCTCTGGCCTTCTCAGTTCCTCTCGTCGCCAAGTTCGCCGGGGCGATCGTCGTGCTCGGTGCCGTCCTCACCGCTTTCGACGCGGCGATGGCGTTCACCGTCAGTAACATGGGTCGGACGTTTGAGGCGGCTGGCGACAGTCTGAATGAAACGGGCGTGGCGATGGCTAGCTCGATTATCCCGGGCATCGCTGCATCAGGTCGGGAACTCGCCAAGTTTGGAGTAACCCTTAAGAACATCGGACAGGAGTGGCAGACGAAGGCAGCGACTACGCCGCCCTGGTGGGAGCGTCTGGCGAAGGCTGCCGACTTCTCCGGCCTGATGCCCGAAGCCGCCGACTTCGACGCCTATCAGCGAGAACTCGAAGGGCTGGCCGGTCGGGCGGTTCTTGACCCGTTGATCGACCAGGCCCGGGCCTGGTCGGGGATCGGGCAGGGAGCCGACGCCGCGGGCCGCCGGGCCGAGCGGTACGGCGAGAGCGCGGCCGCCGCCAACCAGCTCGTGGTGCCGACCGTCGAGCAATTGAAGGCGGAGTACGACGCCCTCGCCGCCTCCGCTCAGAACGCCGGGGCATCTCAGGTGCAGGCCGCTGTCGCGGCGATAGACGCCATGGTCGCCGTCCACCCGGCCACACTCAGGGCTGCCGCTGCCGTGGAGCAGTGGCAGGGTCGGATTGAGGCGACCCAGGCCGCCATCCGTGGCAACCAGGAAGCGTCGAAGGCCGCCAGCCGCACCTACCAGGACATGCAAGAGCGGCTCTCGGCGATCAACGATGAACTCAGCAAGCAACGGCAACACCTCTCCGACCTTGCGAGCCCTCGACTCACCGGGATGGGTGCGATGGACGCCCAGCAACGCAAGATCGAAGACCAGATCAAGCGGTTGCGGCTCTCGCAACTCGCACTCTACAGCGGCAGCAACGTCAACCGGCAGGGCGATCTCCGGGGTACGGCCAAGCGCAGATATGATGATCTCCAGCGACAGATCGATGCCAAGCAACGCGAACTTGAGAAGCTCCAGATCGGCTACAGCCTCAAATACGACGAGCAGGTCAGGAAGCTCAAAGAGGCGGCGGCTGGCGGCGCCGAACCCGAGCGGACCTACCAGGACTACATGAAGGACATCAAGGCGACTCGGGACCGGATCCTCGTGTTGACCAAGAGCCAGGAGGATCAGGAGCAGTCGCTGAAGGCCCAGCAGAAGGCCATGGAGGCGATCACGGCTTCGGGCGAATCGCTGAACGAGGCCCTCCGGACTCAGCAGGACGAACTGAAGGCCGCACAGGAGACCTATCGTCTCATCACGTCGGCGCTACAGGAATACTTCACCTGGATACTCAAGGATCGAGACGCGTTGGCCAACACCGGCAAGGATGGGCAGAAGGCCGCCGACCTCCAGGACGCGGTGCTCCGGGAGATGTTTACAACGTTCGACGCCTGGTCGAAGGGGATGTTGGAAAAGTCCAGCGAGGACATGCAGAAGTACGTCACGGATCGGATCAAGGACCTGGAGAAAATCCGGGCAGCCTTCGCCAACGTAGCAAGTGCCGGCCCTGTCACTCCGGGTCCATCCGGTAGGCCACCTGCGCCACGTCAGGCTGGTGGCCCCGTCTGGCCCGGCTCCAGCTTCCTCGTCGGCGAGGGTGGTCCCGAGCTCTTCCGGCCGCAACGGGCCGGCGACATCCTGCCCCTCGGCGGGGCAATTGCGGCGTCCACCGCTGGCGGCAGGTCGATCACCCTCAACGCGCCGCTCATCGGCAGCGTGACAGTCAGAGACGAGGCCGACGAGGACCGGCTCGCCCGGAAGATCTGGGGACTCCTCACCGACGACTTCGAGGCGACCAGGCGCGGGGGGGTGCGCTGATGGGCGGCACGATCCTCTACAACGGCGTGACGGCCGACCTCGTCTCCGACGACGAGGGCTGGATCCCCGACTGGGAACGCGAGTCTTACACCAGCGTCGAGCACTACCCCGAGTCAGATTACGATGAGGTGCAGTACGGCGGCCTAGGAGACAAACTCGTCACCTGGACGGTCAGGGTCAACACGGAGGCTGATGCTGCCGCCCTCGAATCGTCAGTAGGTGATGAGCCTCGCACACTCACCGTGGCCTATACAGACTACGACGACTCGGCCGAGAGCGACGTCTACGCAGGGGTGCGCCTCGATCGGGCCAGGCGCCGGCGCAAGACGGTCATGGGCGCGAACAGCAGTACGCTGGCCGCAGCCCGCTGGTATGAACTCGAACTCACCTTCCGACTCGAAGGGGCGACGCTCACATGACCAACGCCACGGCCTCCGAGATCGCAGCCATAGCGGCCCGCAAGCACCGGCCCTGGGCGTTCGTGACCATAAATGGGTTGCGCGTGATGGGTGTGCGCTGCCGTATCCGTCACGGGTTCGGGCTGCCCACCGAGGGGGGCGGCAACGTCGTCGCCACCTGTGACCTGGAGTTGGTGACCCGGCCTCCCTGGCTCGCCTTCCGCCAGCGGGTCGAGGTGGACCTCGGCTGGGTCGCAGGGTCCAACATGGTCAGGCGCCGGAGGTTCACTGGCTACGTCGAGGACGATGGTGCCGCAGCCTGGCCTCAACGCCGAACGATCAAGGCGGTCGGGTTCTTGAGGTGGGCCGAGAGCAAGACGCCGATCGCCATCACCTACGCCACGGCACCCGGCGGGGCGGGCACCCGGTCGATGATCATCGCCTTACTGGCCAGCGCCGGCGTGACCGACGTCGACATTCAGGGCGACGACACGACGCTCGGTACCGTCGAGGACGTGTCCCTCGCGGCTCGACAGTCGTACCTGAGTCTCGTCCAACAGATCGACCACCCGCACCTCGACGTGACCTTCGACTGGCTGCCCTCCGGCAAGGTGCGGCGGGCGACGATCACCGCTCTGCCTGCGGCTAGCCCGGTCTGGAGTTACGAGTACCCGGGCGAAGTCGTAGAGATCGACAACCCGACGACGATCCGGGAGGTGCGCAACCGAGTCGAGGTGATCGGCCTGGATGAAGCCACGGCCACCCGCCGGGCAGACAGTCCGTATGTGCGTTCTGGCTACGACGAGATCCAGGAGGTCAGCAATGACCTGATCGAGTCGGATATCGAGGCCGCTGAGGTTGCGTTGCTCTGGATGCCCTCCGTCAACCGGATAACCCGGCGGGTCCGCGGTCGGGTGCCCGGCAATCCGCTTCTTCAGGGTGGCGACACGATCGAGTTCACCGCCCTCGGACTCAGCGTGCCAATAGACCATGAGATGCTCTGGCTGGGCGAGATCGACGAGGAGTACAGCGGCCGCGGCTACTGGATGTGGCTGACGCTCTACGGCGGCGCAGGCCAGAGTGGCTATCCGGTGTACGTGCCCTACGCCGACTTCACCTTCAAGATCGTGGTCGAGAAGTTTGATATGGGCGGTGGCGCAGGCACGTACTACATCGTCTACTGCGATGGATCGGCATCATCGAGTCCTGACGGCTCGGCTCTGACCTACGCCTGGAGCAACGACCAGACAGTAGCCACCAGCACGGCCATTACCTATACCTTCGTGCTGACCGAGGCCGAGTTGGACGCGCCCTGCGTCGTGACTCTCGTCGTCACGAACGCGAGTGCCGAGACGGACACGGCAACTATCTCGCTGCCAGCCCACGATTCAGGCGACATCGAGGGGCGGCTGATGTATCTCGCCAAGGAGACAGACGCCGACGCCACGCCCGACAGTGGAGTCACTTGGAACACGGTCACAGACAACGCCATCTGCACGCCGGAGATCGCTGGGGAGACCCACTCCTACTTCGGGGTCGGGTCCACGCTGGTCTACACCGGGGACTTCCTGGCGACGGCGACGGTGCTGATCCACACGTTCACCGCGGGGGTGAACTGCATCTGGATCAACGAAGTGAACGCCGACAAGGTCGCAGTCGGATTGGCCGATGGCGCAGTCTGGACCACAAACAATGCCTCAGCCTTGGCGGCCTCCATCTGGACAAAGGCTTACCAGTTCGGGCTCGCAGTGAACTGGATCATCTGGTCCTGGGACAACGTGATCTGGGCCTGCATGGGTATGCAGATCATCGCCAGTGGTGTCGTCCAGTGGCAACTCGACGCGGGCTATACGGCGAAGCGGCTCGCACTATCGTTCTTCGCCCACTACGCGGCAGGCGACGATGGTGCGGGCAACGTCCAGGTGAAGCGCAACGATGGCTTCCCGCTCACATTCGGCGGGGGAGCCCCTGCCAGACTCGGCGGGCTGACTCACCATATTCTTGAGGACATCCTCTATGCCGCCGACGAGGCAGGCAAGTTCTACAGGAAGGCGCCGGGTTCCACGGAGTTGACCTTCATCGCCACCATCGGCGGCGACGAGTGCTTCCACCTGCTCAGGGACGGCACTGAACCGCTGATCCTCTGGGCGAGTTGCGCGAGTGGGCTCTACAAGACCTTCGATGGCGGCTACAACTGGTACCTGGAGCGCGCCGGCAAGACGCTGATGGCGGGGTACGGGAGTTCGCCGTGGGCGGTGACTGTCCCAGTCTCGCTGCTTTCCACGATTGGCGAGGGGACGGTGCTCGGGATTGGCGTGCAGACCCTCCCGACGACAGGTGGCGGTGAGCCGGCGAACTGGAAGGATGTCACCTTCGACGACTCCGGCTGGGCGGCGCCGGTGTGGTCGGGTTCCAACGGCAACCCGATTCCCTACGCTGGTACCGACAACGTCGACGTGAAGACCCACGACCAGGCTGGCAATGAGTCACCGAACGGGGACGTAGATCTTCACCGCCGGACCTTCGTGCTTACCGGGTCCGTCGTCACCACGGCGACTCTGAAGATCCGGGCCAACGGCTACCTGGATGCCTGGATCAATGGCGTGTTCGTGGGGCAGGCGCACATCTATGCCACCGGCGATCTCTTCTACAACCAACTCGAGGTGAGCGTGCCCCTTACCGTCTTCCTGACCGATGGAGCCACCAACGTGCTCGCCGTCCGCAACCAGAACGACGTGGGCTGGGGCCACGGAATCACCTACGACCTGGAGGTGAGTTGACGTGAGCCAGCAGATGCCCTCCTACCTCCGGCCGGTCATCGCCTACATCCTGTCGCTCGTCAACAAGAGTCTCATCGTCAAGCAACTCGGCGGCCACAACACGATCCCGGGGAGCGTCCTGGGCAAACACCACACATCGCATGAGGACGGCGGCAGCGATGAGATCAGCGTCGCCGGCCTCTCCGGCACCCTCGCCGACGACCAGCCGCCGAAGGCGCACGGCCACACTGCCGCTGCCCACGACGGCGGGCAGTTTCCGCTCGTCAACCTGCAGAGCACCGGGGCCGATGCTGACGATGTGCCGATCGCGGACGGAGCGGGCGGAATCGACTGGGGGCCGCAGTCAGGAGGATCGCCCGACGCCGCGGACGTCACCTACGCACCAGCCGTGGCAACGGACTGGGATGGGGATGCCGATCCTGGCAACGCGGACGACGCCCTCGATCAACTTGCCGAGCGCATCGACGACATCGAAGGCGCGGGCTACCTCACGGCTGTAGATGCCGCCGACGTGACGTACACCCCGACGACTGCCGCCGATTGGGACTCGGATGCGGACCCGGGCGACCTCGACGAGGCGCTGGACCAGTTGGCGGAGCGCGTTGACGACCTGGAGGCCGCGGGCGGCGGCGCGATGGCAACCGACCCGCTCTGGGACGCCCTCGGCGACCTGGCATATGGCACCGGCGCGGACACCGCGACCAGGCTCGCCGGCAACACGACGACGACGCGCAAGTTCCTGCGGCAGACTGGCGCGGGTGGCGGCGTCAGTGCCGCTCCGGACTGGGACACGCTGGCCGCTGGGGACTACCCGGATATGGTCGGCGCCAACGGTGGGGCTGGCACTAAGGGCGCGGTGCCAGCACCGGCGGCTGGCGACTCTGCCGCCGGGCGTTATCTCAGAGCCGATGGCACCTGGGCGATTCCATCGGGCACAGGAGCTCCCGCCGAGGGCAGTGCTGGCTCTCGCGTCTACGCCTACCGGACGTTCAAGTGAGGTGACCGATGCCGGCTAACACCTATCCGATCTTCGCCCTGGTGCCGCACAATGAGGGCGTCACGTTCACTGATGCCGACACGACTGACAAGAAGACCGTCTGCACGCCCGGGGCAAACGGCAGTCGGATCGACGGGATCTTCGTCTGCACCAACGACACCGCGGCAGTCAACCTGGCCTTCTACATCAACGACGGGGCGGCCGACCTCTACATCGGCAACGTCGTGGTCCCGATCGGCTCGGGTTACACGTCCGTGGTCCGGGTGGAGGCTCTCAACACCCTGCGGCCACTGGGAATGGCTGCCCTCTGTATACCGGATGGCTGCCTGCTCAAGTGCAACTGCGTCGCGACGATGACAGCGGGCAAGGTCACGACGGTGGTTGCCATCGGCGGGGACTTCTGATGGACGAGAGCTTCTACGGCTTCCCGCACCCCAGCCTGGAGCAACTGACGCGCGAGTCCAACCTCGTCTTCCACATGCGTGCCGAGACTGGCGTGGTCAAGGATGGTGCTGATCTCGTCTCACAGTGGTCCGATCTCGGCCCGCGTGGCTATCACCTTACCCAACCCACCGCTACGAACCAGCCCCTCTGGGTCGCCAACATGGTCAACGGCCGGCCAGCCATCCGCTTCGACGGCGTGGACAACTATCTGACCCGGGCCTACGCCCTGCCGTTGACCGGGGCTGGGTTCACGGTCGCACTGGTGTTCCGACCCCGGGGCGCCGAGGCCGGCGAGGGCATCTACGCCTGGCAGGGGGCACTTGGGGATGGGCTTCCCTGCCTCATTCTCCAGCGCAACAATCCAAACATCCGCTACTTCATGACGAGTGGTTACTATTTCTCGACGGCGCACACGACTGACGCCTGGGCGCTACACGTCCTGACCTATGCTCCAGCCTCTACGCTGTGGAGCCTCTACATCGACAATAGTGCGGTGGTGACCCAATCCCTGGCTGCTGGCGGCAACAATAGCCGGGTGGATATCGGGAACTCCTACGGCGGCTACGCTTACATGGAGATCGCCGAACTCTGGCACTTCGACAAGGTGCTGAGCTCTGACGAGATCGGCTGGCTCCGGGCGGCGATGAACGCCGACTACGCGCTCTGGTGATTGGTGATGAGAATCTACGCGCTGGACAGTGGACAGATCGTCTACTTGCTGGGCGAGGCCGGAGAGGACCTGATGCCCCGGGAGAAGGTCAGCGGGCCGGTCCACAGTCTGCGATTCGACGAGGCGACGAACGTCGCGCTGGCGGCGCATCTGTCCGCCCGACCCTACGACTACACGCTGATCGCCCAGCAACTCGCCCGGTTCGGAGTGCCGGCGGTGATCGCTCTCCCTCGCCAGGCGTGGCTCGACGAGGAGGCGGCCGCGGCGGCGAAGGTCGCGTTCCGGGGCCTCCCCGACTGGGCGACCTGGACGGCAGTGCAGGCCAGCGCCTACGTCCATAGCAACGTGCTCGGCGGGTGGGATAAGGCGCAACTCGACGCCTACGTCGACGCCAACGTGACGACGATCGCTACGGCCAGGACGGCTCTCAAGCAACTCGGCGAGGAGTTGATCGACCTCCGGGCGATCTGCGAGCGGCTGGCCGAGGCGGTGGTGTATCTCAGGGACGTGGCCGTCAGGCGGGTAGGGTAGGAGGGCAGACCTTGCGGCTAGGCGAGGGGGCACGGCGGGGCTGGCGGCGGGGGTAGCCCAGGAGGTGATGCGTGGATATCTGGCAGAGCATTCTCAGTTCGCGGGTGCTCGAGCTACTGACGGAGCGGCTGGCGCTGCTCGCCCTCGGCGGCGGGATCGGAGCGGTCGCGGAGGTGCTGCTTCACCCAGTCGAACGTGCTTTCGTCGTACTTGAGCGTCTGGTGTTGGGGTGGCGGAGGTGGAGAAGCTCCGGGCTCGAGTAACGTGGTTCATCACGATCCTGACCGGCGCGCTGGTAGTTGCGGATATGTTGGACGACATGCTTTTAGGCAATCGTTGGGCGGGCTGCCCGAAGGAGTTGTTTCCATTGTTGGGCGCAATCCTTGCGGGACTCTATGCGAACGAGGCGCTGCGACGGATTGGCGGCGCTAGGAAGGAGTGAGGATAGAATGGACAGCATCATCGAGTTAGCCCTGGCGGCAACCGCCGTGGCGAAGACGCTGATTGACCTGCTCAGGCTAGCTACCGACCTGCCGCGCTGGGGTCCGCCTGTCGGGGCCATCGTGGTAGGCATTGCCACCGTGACGCTGCTGGCCCTCGCCAATGGCCTGCCGTTCACGACGCAGGGGACGGCGCAGGTAATCCTAGCGGGCATCTTGGCAGGGGGGTCGGCTGTCGGCGTCACCGTACTCGCACGCACGGCTGACAGCACGGTGGTAACGAGGCGCGGCGGACCGTGACTCGACTAGGTCTTCATTTGCCGAACCGCCGGCTACTGCCCGGCGAACTCGCACAACTCGTCGAGCTAACTGAGCCAGCGCCAACTCTCACCGCGCACGATACGAGAGATCTGAGTCTGACTCATGCCGAATCCGTCAACCAAACGGCGGTAAGATGCACCCTCCTCCCGCCGCTTGCGGATGGCTCGGACAATCTCGGGCGTCACCTTGGCATTCCACTGACTCGTGCCCAGCGGAAACCTCTGGCGCCCCTTGTCGATCATGTCTCGCACGTTGTCAGCTTGGCGACCGACAAAGAGGTGTGCGGGATTGACGCACTCGGGGTTGTCGCAAGCATGGCAGACTACCGCCCCAGCAGGTATTGGCCCATTGTGAAGTTCATAGGAGAACCGATGTGCCCGCAGTTGCCGCCGTGGACGTGTGAGGAGGGGCAGGTAGCTGTAGCCACGCCGGTCTTTTGCGCCCTTCCAGAGCCAACAACCCGGCGTCTTCTCGACCCGCCTCCAAAACATCATGACCAATTCATCTTGGGAGTGGGGGAGGCGGTTGGGGAATCTGATAGGATTGGAGCGCATGGCGAACCTCCAATTCGCTGTGCCATGCCCCCGGCCGTCGCAAGCGGCGCGGGGGTTTCAGGTTGCCCACATTGTAGCACCCCTGTTCGGAGGGAGCAACGATGACCCGGCTCGGGATGCATCTACCAAACCGACCGTTCCAATCCGGCGAGATGGAGAGGATCATCGCCCTGGGCTGCTCTGACTACGTAGACCTCGACCTCTGGCCCGATAGGTGGCAACGGATCATCGAGCGGCAACCCACCGCTAGGATTCACGTTCGCGGCTACCGCCGCGATGCGCTCGCCGATCCCTCTGAGGAAGCCGACTGGCTGCTCGGGCTGATGAGTCGGTACGGTCGCTGGGTGGCGACCTGGCGGACGCGGAATGAACCGCAGTTGGAAAGCCCGGGAGTCACGCCCGGTCAGTGGTGCGACTGGCTCTGTGCGTTCGGGGAAGCCTGCGGGCCTGCCCACCGGGGCCAGCATCTACTATACACGCCCGCACCTTCGCCCAGCGTACAGTTCCCCACCTGGTGGGCGGCGACGGCGTCAGCAGCGGCGACTGGCCACTTCGACGGGATGGATGTTCACGCCTATGGTTCGCCGGAAGAGGTGTCCATAGTTCTGGGGGAGGCGCGGGACCAGTGGGCGAGGCCCCTACTTTGCTCGGAGACGAATTTCGGGGCGGGCCGCTCCTATGACCTCCGGGTCTACGCCGCAGCGCTCCCAGTCGTCCACCAGGTCTGCGAGGCGCACCACGTCGAGGCGCTCTGCCTGTTCATCTGGCAGTGGGCGAACCCGCCGGCGCTCCCGACCACGGTGGACGTGCGGGGCACCGTCGTCGAGGGGGCGGTCCGCGAGCTGGCGAAGTGTCTGAACGGAGGTGACCCGATGGCTAGCAGCGACTACCCGGCGGCGGCATGGCGACCCGTGGCGAACCACGACGACGGGAGGGCCGGGCACCAGCCCGTCGCGATCTGTTACCACATCGCCGAGGGCTACCTCGTCAACCTATTCGGGCTATTCAACGACCCGGCGAAGAAGGTGAGCGCCCAGTATGGCGTCGGCAAGGGCGGCCTGATCGAGGAGTACGTCGCCGAGCGGGATACCGCCTGGGGTGCTAATTGGAACAAGCCGGAGTTGCGCAACCGCTTCATCGTGGACGCCTACGGCCATAAGGTGGATCCCGATCTCGTGTTCGTCCATATCGAGTGCGAGGGCTTCCCGGGCGAGCCGATGCCAGAGCCGCAGTATCAGGCGCTGCTCGGTCTGACCCGGTCGATCTTCGCGCGGCACAGCTGGCCGGGGAGCGATGCCGATCGCTTCATCGGGCACTACCAACTCGACTCGGTCAACAGGGCGCAGGATCCGGGGATCGGCTTCCCCTGGCAGAGACTGCGCGCCGAGATCAGTGCAAAACCTATCGTGGACCTGTCCGCCGAGGCGACTCGCCTCTATGCCCTCTCCGCCAGCCTGGCCCAGCTGGTCATGGACATCAAGGCAAAGACAGGAGTTTGACCTACCCTTGACAGCGACCGCTCAGCCTGCGATAATGGTGTTGCTGAGGGTCGTCGGTCGTTTTGTTTTGTCGCAGGTAACAGCCCGGATGTCTGGCCGAACGGCCGCGACCCTCAGCAAGTTGCGACCGGTCAGATGTCCGGGCTTTTGCCTGTTCGGCAAGGCAAGGGAGGCCAGTCCATGTACCAGGTCGGAGTCTCGATCAAGGGGACCGCTCCGCTCATGCAGCATCGATTCCCAATGCCGGATCTCGCCACGCAGGCGAAGGGCGGTCACAAGTCGGCGGGTGCCAAGGACTACACCCAGGAATGGCGAGACTACTTCTACGCCACGGCCGAGGGTGACATCTTCCAACCCGCTGCCCACATCGAGGGCGCGCTCATCAAGGCGGCCGTCAACTTCAAGGTCAGTGGCAAGCGCGGCAAGACGTACAAGGATCTCATCAGCGCCAACGTGTTCATCGACCCCGATCGGATTCTCCACGGTATCAAGGTGCCCGAGGAACTGGATACCGATGCCGACAAGCCGCTCTATCTCGACATGCGCCCTGTCGTGGTCCAGCGGTCCCGCGTGGTCAGGATCAGGCCGGCGTTCTGTCCGGGCTGGGTACTCGGCTTCGATATCCAGGTAATCGAGGACGAGATTAGCGCGGACATTCTCCAGGACATCCTGACGCTGGCAGGCAAGACGGTAGGCATCGGGGACTATCGCCCACGGTTCGGACGGTTCAGCGTAGCGCGGTTCGAGGTCGCAAAGTAGTCTTTGTGGCAGGGGTGTGGTCTGGTAGTGCGCGGTAGAGTGTGGCCTGGTGCGAAGAGGCTGGGTCAGGTGGGGCGAGGTAAGGCAAGGCCCTCTCTTTGTGGCGAGGGTGCGGCCTGGCGTGATCAGGCTTGGCGCGGCGCGGTGAGGCGTGGCAGAGTGCGGCAATGCGTGGCGGGGTGTGGCTGGGTCTGGTCTGGCAAGCCAAGGCACTCGACTTGTGGTGAGGGTGAGGTCGGATCGGATAAGTTCCGGTCGGGCGAGGCGAGGAGCGGCGGGGCTGGGCCTGGTATGGCGATGACAGGCGCGAACTGGTAGGGTAGGGCATGGTCGCCTTCACAGTTGACGGTCTTCCGGGGTTGCGATTCCCCTGGTACGGTCGGATACCGCTGCCCCTCTGGCTCCCGCTGAAACAGTGGGTCTACCAGAGGGACGGCGGGTTCTGCGCCTACTGCGGCAACACGACTGAGTACACGGATAGCCACTGTCATCATGCCCTTGAACTGAGTGAGGGTGGCACCAATCATGCCAGTAACCTCAAGACGCTCTGCCGGGATTGCCACAAGTCCCGGCATCCGTTCATGAGAACTGCGAGAGAAAGGTTACACTCCGGCGCTTCCGCCAACATCCTGAAGGCCAAGGTCGGGGCGTGACTACATCGAGGAAACGGTTAGGCAACCCAGACAGGGTAGACCCCGCCAGCGCCGAGCGAGCATACCAGCAGGCAACAGGGCGAACTGAACCCGCCCGGCGGCAAGCGGCGTGGACTGAGTACATCCTCTGCCACTTTGAGGCAACGGGACAGATGGCCCCCGGTTGCGACATGCGCGACCTGATGGCCTGGTATGGGTTGACGAGGTGACCTCCCCTCGCCGCGCCCTCGGCAGCCGGCTGTTCTTGCTGCTGTTCGTCGTCGGTGCCGTGGTGGGCACGGTGCTCGTCGTCCTGGCCCGACTCCTCTAGCCCTCTCCCACAGGTAAATAAACTCTAACGCCAGAACCATTGACAGGTATAGCTATACGTGCTACAGTATAGCTATACACGATGAGGAGAGACGAGATGGCACGCGAGACCACGGTCAACTACTCGGCGAGCAGCGCCCAACAGCGCAACGCCCTGGTACAGCACGCGACCTCCGGGGAGCTCTACGTCATCCGCGAGGCGGCCGTCTGGGACGGGGACCAGTGCACTGGCACTCAGATCATCGCGTCGGCTGGCCCGATCTACCACGGCGACCTGCCCTACCACACTGGCGAGAGCGCCACCCCGGAACTGTTCGACGCCATCGACAACTGGCACGTCGAGCAGGGGCCGGACGCCGAATGGTTGCAGGCCGAGATGGGCGCCGGGCGGCTGGCCTATCGGATCGGCGCCAGGTAGAGACTCACCCGCCCCGCCGGTCGGGCCATAGGCCGGCAGAGGAGGACCATCATGCAGAAGTGGCGCGTTCGTAAGGAGGCGCTCGAATCGTGCGCCAGCCTGATCCGAACGAACGTCAGCGGCACGGACGACAGCGACCTATACGCCGGTCTATAAGACTGGACCGACCGCGACATCGGCACTTTCGGTCGGGAGTGCGAAAGAATCGCCGACCTGCTGGCTCGCAAGGCCGAGCACATCGGAACCAGTGGGAGGGTAACGACACGATGACCAATCAGGAGACGCAGGGCTTCACGAAGCAACTCAATGCCCGCCTCGACTCGGAGGCGTGGCGCAACCTGCGGGCAATTGCCGGGGTGACTGGAGAGGACTACTCGAAGATTCTCCGCCGGCTGCTCCGCGAGGAGTATGGCCGTGTGGTAGTTGGGAGGCCATCCGATGAAGTATCCCGGTAGGATAATTACTGATACTTTCCACGGCCTTCAGGATCCGCTCTTCGCGCCCATGAGCATAGCGGATCGGTGGCAGCATCTCCGTCGCCGACTCTGGGAGAGGGACGGCGGCTTGTGTGGAATCTGCGGCCAGCCGGTTGACCTCGGACCCAAGATGCACCTAGACCACATCGTACAGGTGGGCGAGGGCGGCTCGGATGACTGGCAGAATCTCAGAATTACCCACGCCAAGTGCAATCAGAGCCGGCCGCGCACACAGTTGGGCGAGGTCAAGCGAGCCCAGAAGCCGTATGTTCCGACCCGACCACCCAAAACCGTCAACAAACTGGTCCGCCTTCTCCCGGAGGAGGCGGAGACTCTGCATCGGGCTGCGGAGTTGGCCGGCTTGTCCGACACTCAGATGCTCCGCTTGCTGGCACGGCAGGCCATGCTTCTGACCTTCAACGTCACGCCGATCCTCGACGCGCTGGAAGCGGCGAAGAGGGAGTCAGCAACGTGAGGCGCGTCCATCGCTACCGCCCCGGCCTACAACGCCAAAGGCACTCCGACGACAGACCAGGCAGATCGATCTCCAGTTTGGGGCGCTCACCCGATGGCTGGAGAGTGACAGCCCGCGAATCCTGATAGAGCAGTACTACGCGGCGGTGCGGCAGATCGGCGAGGAATGGGCACGAATCATGGGCGAATACCAGCAGTTCCTCGTCCGTGTCGAGGCCGAGCGGGCCGCCGCGCGAGAGGGGGAGTGACACAGTTTCATACGCCCTCGGCGCCAAGAGGCCGTCAGCGGGCATTGTGGTGAGCCTGCTGAGTGTGAGAAGTGGCCAAGGCGGGCAGAGCGGGTGAACGCCCTACGTAGTCAGCCCTCGCCGAGCAGGGTCTCTACTCCCGGCCGCCAACTGATCGTGACCCGTCTCTCCGGGCCAACTGTCACCCGCTCGACGAGGCCGGCGACCGTCTCTCGCAGCGCCCCAGCGTCAAACTCGCCAGCTGCAAGCATCTCGGCCGCCCTGCGAATCCACGCGACGTGACCGGCGAGATCGGGCTCGGCGCTCTCGGCTTTGAGTGCCCGGAGGGTGGCCTGAGCGTCGGCGATCTGGCGACGGGTGGCACCAGCCCTCTCCGCGAACTGCGCTCGGGTGGTCTCGCCGTTCTCGCGCATCTCGATCTGCCGCGATTCGACCGCTCGGAGCCTGACGACCTCAGCCTCTAACCCCACTACCTGCAGAGTTGTGTCACTATCTTCAGAGCGCTCCCGGGCTAATCGCTCCGCACTCGCGGCGATCTCGTCTGCCGAGGGCAGCCGTAGCCCGGCGAGTGCCCGGCGAAACTCCCGCTCGAGGGCCAGGTCGGAGATGCCACGAGCCTGGCAGCGGCGGTCGTAGCGCAGTCTGCAACCCCAGACGCCGTACTGGCGCACGGTCCCGCCGCGAGAGAATGTGTGGACCATCTTGGTGCCGCACTCACCGCAGACCAGGAGTCCAGCGCCCAGGAGATCGGGCCGCTCGGCTGGCGTGACGGCGTTGTGCCGACGGTCGCACAGTCTCGCCTGGACGCGGTCCCACAACTCCCGATTCACCCTCGCCGGGTGGTTGTCGCGGATCGTGACGCCGTGAGCGACCAGGTCGCCCGCGTAGATCGGGTTGGTGAGGATGGTCCAGACCGTGTTCTTGCGCCAGGCGATGCCGGTGGGCGAGGGGCAGCCCTCGGCTCGCAGGCGCTCGGCCACGCCCAGGACAGAGAGGCGGTCAGGACCAGCGGGATCGTAGAGGGCGAAGGCGCGGTCCACACCGCGGCACCGGGGCGACGGGTCGGGCTCTGGCTTGCCGGTGGCGGAGTAGCGGTAGCCGAGCGGGATGGAGCCTGACCACTTGCCCTCGGCTGCTCGGGCGGCGAGGGCTGGGCGGACTCGCGCTGCTATCCTCTCGCTCTCCTTGCCGGCGAATCCGGCGCGGATCAGGAGCATCAACTCCTCTGCGACATCCTCGTCTGAGCACTCGACCTTGACGCCCTGGTCCTGGAGCTCCCAGATGCGGGAGAGGATTTCGCGGGGGCGGCGGCCGAACCTATCGAGCCAGCGGACCAGGACGACGTCGGCCTCGCGGGCGCGGAGGCGGGTGAGCATGGCCTGGTAGGCGGGCCGGTCGTCGCGGCGGCCGGACTCGACATCGGAGAGGACGGCGAGCACATCGTATCCACGCTCGGCGGCGTAGGCGCGCAGCCGGCGCTCCTGCTCGGGGAGGCTGTAGCGATCGGCGGCGGCCTGCTCGTGGGAACTGACCCGAACATAGAGGAGAGCCCGAGTCACCGGCCGGTGATCGTGGCGTAGAGGTACTGAGTAGCGTCTCGCACTAGCGTCGGGAAGGTGAATACGGTAACGAGGGCGAGTGTGACCGCCCAGGCGCAACCGATGGCGATCCTCTTGGCCACAGTACACCTCCCTCTAGCCTAACTCCCGCTCCCGCTCCGCCAGCCAGGCCGCGACGCGGGATTCCGGCAGATTGTATTGGTCAGCAATCTCCCAGGCAGGCATCCCCCACCAGCCAATGCCGCAGAGCAGCCAACCGGCGAACGTATCTGCCTGCCTTTCCTGCTTGACGACTTGCGAGGCGTCAAACTCACACGTCTGGTCACCGGCGTGCAGCAGGTAGTGCCCGAGTTCGTGTGTCTTGATCCACTTCCGGAGGCAGGGGCAGAGTCCTAGGCGCACGGCGATGGTGTGGTCCACCCGAAAAGCCGGCACGGGAAGGTTCGCCGGGGCATCCTTGACGTGCAGCCCTAGGACCGCGCAGAGGTCGTCGATCTGGTCCTCTCCGAGTGGGGGCACGACCCCGAACCGTGCGACGACTGAGCAGGCCATGTCGAATGCGGCATTCACCCCTACCCATCCTCCGCCTCCCACTCGCGCACCAACATTTCAATGACGCGGCGCAGTTTGCGTCGGTCTGACTCCGGCACCCGAGCCAGATCGACGTACTGGACATCGCGTGATTCATCCCCAACGGGCGAAGGTGGCCGCCGGCCTGCCCTGTCCCTACTAACTAGCTGGAGTAGGCGGGACTCGTCCGCGGCGAAGAATCGGGCCAGGCGTACCACGGTTTCCATTGAGGGTAGGATGCGGCCTCTCAGGTACTCCGAGATGTTGGAGCGGGATACCCCCGAGTAGGCTTCTAGTTGGCGAATCTTGAGACCCTCGCGCTGCCGCATGGCTGCCCTCAGCCAACTGGCGAAGGTCTGCGGCTCACTGTCCAGCGTCATTGTCCGTCCGTCTGTCCGAAAACTCGTCAGAATCATACCCCAAAACCCTTGACTTCTATATAGGGACGCGGTATTATGTGTCCGTCAGGAGGTCGGACAGTGGTGACTAGGACGGACGCAGGGCCACGCAGCAAACTGGAAGCGGCTCTCCACCTGCGCGGCAAGAATCCCTCCTGGCTGGCCCGGAAGGCTGGCTTTGGCTACATGCACACCTGGACCGTGGTATCTGGCCGGACCTTCGGGAGCCGGCGCTTCTACGAAGCTTGCGCCAAGGCCCTCGGCGTAGAGGTATCCGATCTGATCGACGAGGAGGTGGCCTAGATGCTCGACACGCTGAAATGCCCACGTTGCGACCATCTGGCCCAGTTCTGCGAGTGCGGCGAGTACCACAACGGGCGCTCGCTCTCGGCGAAGCAGGTCCGCGAGATGTTCGCCGCCTGCGACCGCGCCCACGAATCGGATCGGCAACCCGCGACCGACCTTCGCCGCTGCGACAACTGCGGCAGGATCGGCCGCGAGGGCGTCGACGTCTCGACGACCTGGCACCATCTCGGCGGCGTGGGCGATGTGCTCAGGACCTACTGCCGCGAGATGGTTCTGTGCTGGACTCGGCAGGAGCGCACGGCGGGGGAGCCCCGGTGAACGCCGACGCCGAGCGACTCCGGGCCGATCTCCTCGACCGCCTTGGCCACGTCTGTCTGCACCTCGCGGACAGACTAGCACGAGAGTGGGCGGGTGGTGGCATTGGAAACACGGAAGGAAGGGAGAAGGATGCACCAAGTCCCAACGTCACACGCGGGGGGCTGCAAGGTGACGTTTCCCCGCGCGGTGATGGCGGCCTCGGAGGACACGCTGGCGCTCTGGCAGCAGGCCGAGAGGGCGCAGGCGATGGCCGAGGATGCCAGCCTGCCGCGAGGAGTCAGGCACGGCTGGCACCAACTCATGGACACGTTGCAGGAGGCGGAGAAGGCGCGGCTGGTGCTGTTGCAGCGGACGGCGGAGTCGCACGACCGCGCGGTGGCAGTCGGGCCGACGGCCCGGTGTCGGGACTACTCGGCGACGGACCTGGGCTACTCGGAGCTGATGCAGTTGTGCAGGAAAGGGAAGTGCCGGGCCAGCGACCAGCCGCCGGCGGCATAGGGAGGACTCGTGGCTGAGCAGAAGCAGAGAACCGCCCGCGCGAGCACGCAGACGGTTCGGGGTAGAGAGCATTGGTCGGGCCGCCTCTACCTCCCATTATGAACGAACGGGAGGCGACTGTCAATGCCTAACCGCGAGCGAGAGCGGCTGGCAAGGCTGGAATACGAAGCCTGGGACTTGCTCGCCGCGGTAGATGAGCGCGAGTGGCTCACAGTCCGCGGCGAGACACTCATTCCACGACTGCAAGAACGGTACAACCGTCGGCGTCGGAGCCTCCGGAACCTCGACGCCCTGAGCGCGCTCGAGGCCGAGACACCCGAAGACATCATGCGGGAGGCGTACCCGTGACTGACCAGAATCCGCTTGACTGGAAACTCCGCGTGACGATGCCCAACGGCGACAAGTACGAGGTGCCCGTTTCAGCCATCGCGCTCAATCGGGCACGCAGCTACGGCGACAAGTTCGGGGGCGACGTCGATCGGTCACTCCAAGAAGACACTTTGCCAGTCTTCCGGTCCAGTCCGTTCGAGGTCAAGGATTGGGCAGCGAACAGCATGGACTGGTCGGACGTGGACGCGATCGCAGTGAAAGTGGTCTCACGCCTCGACCTGAGTGAGAGCGAATTCCAGGAGGGGTGGGTCAACGGCGAGAAGGAGGTCATCAAGGCCAGTGGCTAGCCAGGGCAGCAAGGATGCCAACATTCTCCGCGACGTCGAGGAGTTTCTGTCGGCGGCGAGGAGTGCCCGGCAGGCGGGTGAGGCCGAACCCACTCCGGCAGACCTGCAGGGCAAGCACTTCGAGCACGTGGGAATCCAGCGGCTCCGCGAGGAGGCTGGCACGCCTGACACTCTACTTGCCAGGGCAACGCAGGTGATCTGGGCAGCTCGCGAGGCCAAGGGCTTTCTCTCAGAGGCAGAGTGCTCGATCGTGCTCTCTCTGATCGCCTACCACCGCGAATGGGAGCAGAGGGAAGCATGGAGGCCCACGCCGCTCGTCGTGTCCGGCCGCGGCCTTTTGCGCTGAGTGCGGACAGGCCATCGTCGCCGCGCAGGTCGGCACGAAACTGATCTCCGCCCAGTCCGTCGCCGGTGGCACCGAGTCCCGGTTCGGTCGGCAGCTGTGCTATTCGTGCGGGCAGAAGGCGCAGGCGAGGAAGGACCGCGAGGCGCACGAGGCCGCAGTCAGGGGTGAGGCCGTTGAGACGGACGCCGAGGCTGGAGGTGAGGAAGCGGAGTAGACCCGCAGGGGGGTGAGAAAACGCCGCAAGGCGAAAATAGCAGCCGGCCGGGGCACCTGTGCCACAACATCACGTCAACGCAAGGTAGTCGGGTAGGCTCGTGCCAGCTCCGGTCGGCAAATGGACGGTCAGGCGGACAGTGACGCCACGGGCTACACCCAACAGGGAAGTAGCGATCCGGTCAGAACAGTGGGGGCAGCACCCACACCGTCCACCAGCAGACCTATTCAGAGGAGGTGTGACCTTGGCAGTCCTCGAGATCCGCGGCGAGCCTGAGCCCACGCCTGAACCGACCCGCGCACAACGCCTCTCGGATTCCATGCGCCTTGTGATGCACGACCGCTACGAGCTCGACCCGCAGGAAGTCTACCGGCCGCCGATGGACAAGCGCTTCTCACTGCCGGGCGGCGAGGAACTGGACTACCTGCCGGCACCCGACCTCCAGCGAATCGCCGGATACCTCATCGGCGAGTGCTCGGAATTGGAGCACCTGACCAGGCAGAGCGTGATCTACCTCTGGAAGCGCAAGGGCGGTACGTACCAGGGACAGGGCGTGATGGGCAAGTGCGTCAAGATGTCCGGGCTGGGCAAGTACTTCTCCGAGGCGATTTGGGTAGTCTGGCTGGCGGCGGACCATCTCGTCGATCTGGAGATCACGCGGCGACAGGTCGAGGCACTACTCCATCACGAATTGCTGCACGCCGGCGAGAGCGAACCCGACGACGATGGGACTACAAAGCCTGTAGTCGAGGGGCATGACTTCGACGGGTTCGGCCTGAACGTGCAACGGTTTGGGACTTGGTTCGCACCTCTCCAACTCGCAGCCAAGGCCTTCGTCGAGGGGGGCAAGCAACTCGCGCTGTTTGAGGGTGGCGGCGACGACGAGGGCGAGGAAGCCGAGTAGCCAGCAAACAGCAGGAGCAGCGATCGTGCTAGCGGGCAGCAGAGCGGGGGATGCGGAGTGACTGTGCTAACAGCCCAGCGCCCGGCGACGAAGCACCGGCAACTGCGGGTCTATGGGGACCAACTCTATCGCTCAGACTTCGGGACGGTCTACAGTTCCGATCCGGGTTGGGCATGGGATGCCCACATCATCTGCCTATGCGGGAAACGTCTGTGCTCGTCCATCTGTGGGACAAGACGGGCTGCCCTGCGGGATGTGAGGGCACTCTACCAGCATCATCGACGGGAGGACAGCGCCGGATGCTAGCGGCGCAGCGCGGCCAGCGCGGCCTCGACCTCGGCACGGGGGATGTAGGTCGGCGCTCGGCTGGGATCGCGGTACAGGGACGATTTGGGGAGCGGGTGCAGCTTGCCGTCGGCGATGGCCTGGTGAATGACCTTGCGGCTCACGCCCAGGAGCCTGGCCGTCTCGGAGATGGTGTACTTGTCCTTATCCACGGTCACAGTATACCACGTCGCGCACCACTTGACGCAATGGGAACAACGGATACAGACTTGACAAGAGCAGCAGGCAGGGATACACTAGGGCCAGTAGAGCCACTAGGAACAGTGTAGCAACGTAGCGATGTAGCAGGAGGAGCGAGGCGATGACCAATGGACCGAACCCAAAGGCAGAGGTTATGCCGGCGGCGACTCTGACCCTCTGGTGTGACGAGTGCCAGCACCCGATCGGCGCGTTCGACCTGCTGACTGACCACCTGGCGGCGGTGCTCTTCGCCGCCCGCAAGGAGCACGCGAAGGCAAAGCACGACTGGCACGAGCGGGAGATGATCCTGGTCGGCGAGGGCCGGTGATGCTGCAATCCGTTCGGGTCATGGGGGAACTGGAAGCCCGGCAATGCCTTGACCGCATACGCGCCGGGCTAATATCCGTCGCCACTGAGGTTCGCCGGTTCCACGACGGGGAGGGCTGGCGCGCCCTCGGTTATCTGACCTTCGAGGAGTGCGTCGGCAGGGAATTGGGCATCAGCAAGCAGCATGGCTATCGACTGCTTGAGGCAAGCCACATTCGAGAGGAACTAGCCCATAGCTTGCCCGCTAGTAACATCGATGTTACTAGCTTCCAGCCTAGCGATACCCAACTGCTAGAACTGCTGCCACTGCCGGCGAATCGGCGCGTCGAGATTGCCCGGCAGGTGGACTTCTCCACCAAGACCGTCCGCGAGCTCCGTCAGATCGTCAGGGAAGCTAAGGCGACTCTGGATATCAAGGTCCAGGAGACTAGGGCCGAGCAGCCGCCCTTGCCGCGCCCGTCCGTTCCTGCGTTGCCCCAAGATGTGCGGATCGAGGTCGCGGACGCTGGCGAGATGCCGCTCTCCGATGACTCCATTGATCTGATCGTGACCAGCCCGCCCTACGGGTTGTTTGATGCGGAGGGAGAAGAATGATTCAACTGCCACATCTGCCCGTACAGTTCCTGCCGCAGAGCGACCAATTGAGGCGGCTTGAGATGCCCACGATCTCTCTTAAGCCCCTGGCTAGCGACTCTTTCGACGAGAACCTTGGGCACGCGTACCCAACTCAGGCTACGCGACGAGCGGCGCAGAGAGACCAACGTGCCATTTCTGATTGCTTGGCTGACCATTCCACGCGACCGATAACCAAGCGCGTCCGCGACCTGCGACACGTCCATCAATTCGCCTTCCTCCCAATCTGGGAACTCGCGGACAAACCAGTAGGATGCGAGGGACATCTGCCCGTTGGCCTTCGTTCTATGGAGATCCAAGACAAGTTGTGCTTGCTCATGCTTGATGCGGAGGTAGGGCAAGAGAGCCTCACAGGCTCGTGCGGCCATTTGATTAGTGATGCTGAAACGGTAGAGCCATCGTCCGTTCGGCACGGAGGGCTTGGTCATCTGAACGATGCCGCCGAAGGTTTGCCTAAGCAACTCGGGAACCTGGGGCGTGACTTGCTTAAGCCCGAGCCGCTCATCGAAGTCAGGTGCCCAACCGTACCGTGTAGCTGTCCTCTTGATGCTGATGTAGCCGTCAGCGTCAACGGCCCCCGCGAGGTAAGAAAACAGCAGTGCATCTGTAGTCATATCGCCTCCCCTATGTGGCCCAGTAACTATTATAGCACAGGAGGGGCATGAAATGAAGGGCTACGCGGCAAGCAAGGATACATCGTCGGACTGGACAGCGAAGATGCGAGACTGGCTGACCGAGATGCACAGGGTTCTGAAGCCTGGCGGGCGTCTG